GCATGAGATGAATCCCCATAACTTTTTGAGCCATTACCTTCAGCATGAGAATGCGTTCCCTCGGATATTGTTTCAACTCCTTCTGCGTGGGAGTATTGACCTTGACTATTAGTTCGATTACCCTCTGAGTGTGAATATTCACCTTGACTATTAGTTCGATTACCCTCTGAGTGTGAATATTCACCTTGTGAGGTGGTAGAAATACCTTCAGCATGTGAATAATCTCCTATTGCTTGAGTATCAATACCTTCTGCGTGTGAATAAAGACCGGATGATATTGTACCTCTACCTTCAGCGTGTGAACCAATTCCTCTTGATATATTCGACACCCCTTCTGAGTGTGAGTTAGCACCAAATGTTTTATTGCCACTACCCTCAGAATGTGAGTATATCGCTATTGAAAAATTATCTTTACCTTTAGCGTTAGAAAAATGTCCACCTACAAAAACATCACTACCTGAAGGAGTAGTGAATATATCACTACCTATATGAGCTTGAGTTGTAGTAATTGATGCGTCATTTAATGTTATAACTGTATTTGTACCATTGAAAATAATACTACCAATTCTTGTGTATATTACACTATATAAATTATCGTATTTAAAATCATCCAATACTATGTCAGTATTAAATTCTGTAGTAACATCCCCGTAAATCGCGTCCAATGTTATAACACCTGATACTATAGAAGTAGAATTATAACCATATTCACCTGTTGCAGAACTTTCTCCTTGAACAAATGAATAATCACCAATAGATTCGCAACCACTTCCAAAAGCAACTGACAGAACACCAATATTTCCTGAACCATTTATTTGAATGCTATCATGAATTGTTATTGGAGAACAACCATATAAATTATCAACATATAAATCTGTAATACAATTACCTGAAGTATTTCCTGTTGAGTTGACAAAAAAAGTTGATAGATAATCTTTAACTTGGTCAATTTCGGCTTTATACGAAGAACCCGCAGGATTTTGTGAAGTATCTCCCGTTATAACAATATGTATTAAATCTGTTCCTGTGACTCCTGTTGCAAGAGCCCTACTTGTGAGTAATGCCATTCACTTATTTTTTAATTATAAATATTGTAAAATTGTTTTTTAAATACAGTCGAAAGTTAAAAATCTTTCACAACCATCAGTTGTTATAATTTTAATACCAACCGCAGGTGCTTGATTAAATTCTATTGGTAACGCAATTTCGTTATTTGGAGGTACGGTATTTTCAATAACCGCAATTAAAATACAATCCTCACCATATACATTACACACATATACGGTGTATGGATAAGTTAAACCTGTTATAGATGTCAAATCAATTGATGTCATAATTATTCAGATGGGTTAGAGGCACAATTTTCACATGCAGAAAGTGACTCCGTATTAGTAAAAACCGTAACACTTGTATTCGGGAAATAGTTACCATCAATATATGTCCCAACTGTACCCAAAGGTAAAGTTGGGTAACTTGAAGAAACGTACATAAATTCCCAACACTCTTTAGTTATTTGATTACCAATTACATTACCAGGTACTGTGGTTATAGGAGCAATAGTTTGGATAATATATTGTATTTCATTAAAACATTTTTTCAAAACGTAATATTGATTTGGAGGTAATGTTGCCGATGGGGTTATGGTCGGTGTCACGGTATTAGTAGGCGTTATTGAAGGTGTTGGACTTGGTATTGGGTCAGGTACGCAAAGAGCACATTCACCTAAGTTAGATAAACCTATCGGTCCTTGAACTAAAGTAATGTTATCTTTTCCTATGACTTGATTATTAATGCCGACATATGAGATACACTTTGAAACTCCATTTACGTTGGCTTTGAAAATCATAAATTGTGTGGTTTCACCACTGCTTGGATTTACAATTGGATTTGTGGTATAATACATTTCTCCATTGTAACAATCTTGAAATTGTTTACTTGATGGGCATTTTATTGTTGTGTCAGTTGGAGTAAATGTAACATCACCTGAAAAATTAAATGGTCTTGTAACTGATGGTGTTTTGGTTGGTGTTGGTGTTAATGTTGAAGTTGGTGTTGGTGTTACTCCTGTTATCGATGCTCCGATACCAACAATACTACAAAAATTTGTTACTGTTGGTGTAGGTGTTGGAGTTGGTGTTAATGATGATGTTGGAGTTGGTGTTGGTGTTGGCTCATATAAACAATCAAAAATTGCATCGAAGTTAAAGGTGTCACAATTTGTTGTAGGACTTGGTGTTGGAGTAGGACAAACACCACTAAAAAATATTTCATCACATAAATCAGGACAAACACTTGTACATGGTGATTTTCCTGATAAAAGACAAGAACCACCTAAAGCGTTTGATAAACACCAAGAATTAGATGATATGGAAAAATATATAACATAACCACTTGATGAACCTACATAGTATGGATTACTATTATATGTACCGCCACTTGTATAGTTATCATCATAACCTAAACCAGTATTATTAATACAATATTGTGTTGGACAAGACATCTATGGTAATGTTAGTGGAGTTATCGCCTGACAGTTATTATTGTCCACCATCTTTAAATTAAATGATGTTTGACTTTCCAATAATACAGGAACTTGAAATGTATACGGAACACTTGAAATTGTTGCAATGTATATACAAGTTGTTATAGGTGAATCACATAGATATATATCATATGGAGTTGCACCTGAAATTGTATTAATGGTAATGTTAGTTGGCATTTTTATTATTATCTAATAAATATAATACCTATGAAAAACTTGTGAAGATAAATCAATTAACTCTCTTTTCTTAATTCTTTAGAATAATGGTCAAATCGGTTGTGTTCTGTTGGTGTTAATAATAGAATACCTGATTTAATTTTTCCTTTAACAGTTTCTTGATACATATGACTCATCCATGTTTGTTCGAAAGGTCTTGCCCAAGTTGTTTCTAAAAACATTTTTTGACTTCCATCCTTTGATACTACTTGTGGCCAATTACAATAATAAACCTCCCCTGTTGAATAAGGTAACCCCATATGTACTTTTATTTCTTCAAACTTTGTTCTCGGAGCGTTCGGGTCTAATCCTTGAACAGGAAGTTTCGAATTGTTAGGCCAAATTGTTTCTCTGACTTGTTGAGGTACGTTGTACCAACTCCATTGAGTTGAATTGTCACCATAAAATTCTGTAAAATTTAATTTTAAAAAGTCTAAATTTTCTCTTTGAATGATGTTAAGAGATTTATCGTATAGCCCATCAACAAATCTATTAAATCCGTTTTTACAAACTTCACCTCTTTTAGGGTAGAAAAACATGTCGTCTTCAAAGAAATACATGTAGTCTAAATTGGATTGGTTGAAATGTTCTGCAATCCATTGTCTTCCTCCACAAATACCTAAATTATCTTTTTTAATGTGTTCAAATCCGTATTTTTCGCAAATCTCTGAATATAATGGAGTTGTTGATAAATCTGTTGAATTATCTAATAATATTTTTCTTGGTTTATCAATAAAGTTCTTATCGTATTCTAACATTGAATCAATCAAAGTCTGAAACTGATTTGGACTGTTAAAACCAATTACATATAACCCAACTTTACTTGCTCCGGCAGGTCTACTTACATTAGGTGTTTTAGATTCGTTTTTTAACTTAGTAGTTCCGTTTTTAACTTCTTCAAAAAAATGATTAATAAAACCATTATCTTTTATTTCTGAGTAGTCAATTAAATCAGTGTTCTTATAAGTCATAATACTGAAAAGACTTTCTTCAGTTCCCATATAACCTTTAGATAAGGTATCAATCATCAGATGGTAGTAGATACTATTAACATCGGTTATTGTACTTTTAGGACCTCCAAAGAAACCACCTCTTGACACTTTTGTAATTTTATCGTCAGCATATTCACAAATCTTTTTAAAATCAAACCCGTGAATTTCTGTGTTAGCTTCGTATGGGAAAGAAACAAATGTGAACTTACTAATAATGTTCGGTAGTTTGTCTATTACTTTATCATGCGTAAAATAGCCAGGATGAACTGTGTTTGTTATACCAGCATCAATCCAAAACAAATAATCTGAATTGAATCTATCCATGATTTTGGCATCATGTAACAAGAACATTTTTGACATCACCAATGGATTGTACATCTCAAGTTTTGCTTGAGTTGATTCAGTTAACCATCCTGTTTGATTGTACCAATTTGGATTAGTTCTAACATTTTGTATTAATTGATAATAGTCATTATTTTTAAACCAATCTAAATCACGAAGATTAAACTGCGTATTATGATGACTTCTATGTTGACTAACAAATTGTTGAAGTTCGGTGTCTCCAAAAATTATTAAATTCAAATCAGTAGATAATAACTGTTTGAATTTTTCTAAATAATGACTATAAGACCGAGACCAACCTTCATTAAGATTACCTCTACCTATGTCCCATAAACCTGTTACTAATGTTACTTTACTCATAGTTCTTTCCTCCTACATGTCCATGCCACGTTTTCAAAATTTTCTTTTTGATAAATTTTTACATTGTTTTCATTACAAGAATGTATTATATCACTATCAGATATTTCATGCCAATTCCAAATTTTTTTATCTACGGTTTGTTTAAAAACCTCACTATTTTCAGCATAATCATGAGCCATGATAAAATCATTTACTTTGATGTGTTTTGATAAAAGATTGAATTCTCTTACTTTATCTCCACCATCACAAAGAACTAAGGTCGTACCTTCGGATTGCATGAAATTTTTTACATAGTCGTAAACCTCTGTATAGTCAGAATTAAAAACATTTTCAACTCTTATGTCAATACCTGAATCAATCATTTCTACGTACCAAGGATTGTAGTGAATATCAAGACTTAAAATTTTAATATCTAAATTAAGTTCGTCACTTACCAACTTCAAAAATTTTGTAAACCCCCCTAAAGCAGTTCCAATTTCTAAAATACGTTTTGGTCTTACATCATTTAAAAAGTTATAAAAAACTTCATATACGTTATGATTTTGTTGTGCCGCATGACCCATATAAGCCGACAAACTATCGTTTACATCTAAATTACTTTCTTTTGTTATTCTTTCTTTAAAATTCATTATTTTATAAATCTAATAGTTTAATTGTGTGTCTCACATTGTTATGAGTTGATAGATAATCATTATAATAGTTTCTAGCGTTATTGGATATAAATTCCAAAAAGTTTATATCATCTTTAACTTCTAAAAATCTATTAGTTATCATTTTAGAATGTTCTTCGTTACCCATTCTATCCCAATCTAAGTCAGTTGGTCTGTTTACCGCAATGTAATGATAGTTAGGTATTAAACTTGGATACATACTATTTTTATATACAAATCTAATCATAGGTATTCCCATCCCCATGTTTTCAACATCTCTATAACAAAACTCACCTCTACCAGCAATTGATAAGGCAACTTTATAATTAATTAAATCACTTGCATAGTTATCAAATCCACCTATAGGTAAACCACCTTCAAAATATGTTCTATCAAAATGATTTATAATTTTTCTATCTTCTAATGATGTTCCTCTGAAATAAAACTTATCAATTAAAGTTTTTTCTTTTCTTAAATTATAATACTTTTCAATATCGAAAATATTAGATGGGAAATAAATCCAAGGAGAGTATTTTGAAAAATTATCCTTGTTAGATAAGTGTGAATAAACTCTTTGGGAATCAAATTGAGATATAAAAACTTTTTTTAAATTTGGGTTATCTTGCAATCCTAATGAAGCGTGTGAGAAATCATCGGATACTGATAATACATAAATTTCTAATGTATCAATATCTTGAATTATCATTTCACACTCCATCATTAATATGTCTGTCGTTGTGTTGTCATGACCTAAAAGACTAACAGTTTGTCTTTCAAAATGAATGTTTTTAGAATATCTATTTGTAATTACTTCATGTCTTTTAGATAATTCATCGCATAATAAATCCCAAAAATAATTATAATACCTATATCTTCTACTTTGATGATTTGTAGGTTGGTGTATAACTAATTTTCTCATATTACAAATTCCCTGTTAAACGATTACACCATCCTTTAGATGTGCTATAAGGCCATACAACCCAATATTTTGGTTTATGTGTTGTTTGAAAATCTCTCCATACTTTACAATAACCATCAGGGTCTCTCATCATATTAGCAATTTCATTTTTATCGGCATCTTTTCTAAAAATGGTTTCGTCTTTTTCATTGTGGAAAGCAACCACCCAATACTCATAATCTTGTTCAGGTACTTGTGAGAAATTAATATCAATACAATGTTTGAATATACTTGCAAAACTATTTTCCCATTCTTCTTCAGAATTGTAAATTGTTGGATTTGGAGGATATTGTTTATCTAAAGTATATTGTTGTACTGCTCTTTTTTGGAAACGAATACCGGAATATATTTCATAATCACGTAAAGTTCTTTCAGTTCCAAAACCGTACTTACCAAAATTAATATCATTAACTTCACCATCCATTTCAAATAATTTTCTATTTTTTTTATGTGATGAATTATTTTTATTTACCCAATCTCTATCAACATCCCATTGTTTTATTCTTCCTTTTCTTGTATATTCATGCCAAATAACAACTTTATGTGGGTGGAATAAATCATACCCATGTGTATAGGCTCTAACCGCAATTGACATCTCCTCACCATGAAAATAAAATTCAGGGTCATGTTGAACCTCTTCACTAAATTTACCTAAAGTGAATGCAAAATGGGCGGAATAAAATCTTGCGGGAATAGGTTCAGTTAAGTTTTGCCAATTAGGAATTGTTTCAGGTAAAAAGAATACCGTACCTTCAGGAATGAATCTATCAAAGGCCATTCTCCAAGGTTCTTTAACTCTTTCCGCGGGGTCATTATCAGGATTGAATGATGATACATAACCTGTTAATAAAGGTTTTTCAAATCCTTTTTCTTGAAGTTGTTTTACCATCTTAATCAAAGTATCATCCCAATCTTTTTCAAACCTCATATGAGAATCAATTTGAAGAGTATAGTCTTCTCCTTTGTATAATTGTTGTACTTGATTTCTAGCCCAACAAACTCCTTTGGATTCAACATCCAAAACGTCTATAATTTTAAATCTTTTGTCATTTCTGAATTCATCAATATTAAATTCATCATCTTTGTTATATTGGTTACATATACCAATAACCAAGTTTTTAGGTTTCTTGGCATTTTCCAACATACTTTTAATAGTTAAAGAAAGTTGTGGGTCTCTGAAAGAGGCTATTTGTATAAAAATTTTCATAATTCTTTTTATAAGAAAAATAAAAATTTTTAACTATTAATAAATAGAAATTAAGTAAAATTCACGTTTGCACAAGTCGCAGATTGACCTGAATTAATTGTAAATTGTCCTGAACTTTGAACATAAGTTTGTGTATAAGGACTTGTAAGTTGGATATTGAAAATATCTCCGTTCAACATACCAAGATAAAATAAAGAATTATGTACAAACATTGTGGTAGGTGTACTAGCACTACAAATTGCGGTAATATCAATATCAACTTCAACAGTACCTGATGGATATGAGTATTGAGTAATCCAATAACTACTTCCTGTAAATGTTTCAGTTATACAAATTAATTTACCTGTTGAGGTGTATAACATCTCAGCGTCTGCAATTCTACCAGGGAAAGTTGAAACCGGATTAAATATTGTTGTTGCAGATGCGGTACATGCGGTGATATTTAAATCTATTTGGTCAATATAATTACCACCACCCAACAATACTGTATTGTCGTTGATAGTCGCCATTAATAAATTATAACTATATCCACTTAAATTATATGTACAAACTGTTGAAAACAAAAATGGACAATATGTTATTTGATATTGATATAATTCTTGGGAACCTTCAGACCAAGTAAATAAATAATTTTCAGAAACTCCAATAGGTTCTCCTGAAGTAAAACCAGATGGGACATAAGGTGATAAATTAGTTGTAGTATTTGCCGTAAAATCATACAAATATGGGGTTGAGCCAGCCCATAAAAATGGTTCACACGCACCACTAGAAACACATAAAGGTTCACTTGTTGGTGTTGGAGTTACGGTATTTGTAGGTGTAAGTGTTGGGGTAGTACAAGGATGTACGGCTAAACAGTCTGTACAACCACTTGGATATATTTCACCATTCCAAGTTAAGTTGGTTGTTGTTCCCGATTCAACGATAATCTCCCAACAATTACCATTAGTATCTACAACAACAGTTCCGGGTGGTAAACCTACGGGTAATAAAATATTTCCTTCGGCATAATATAAACCGGGAGTCACAGTTGGAGTTGGTGTTATGGTATTAGTAGGTGTTATTGTTGGTGTAGGTGGCGGAGAAAAAACTACATCTACACAACTTGCAATTTGAGACGCTCCCTTGGTTGGGTATCCCGTGTTTTGTGTGAAAGTAATTGGGTAAGGTGAAGATAAACCAATGTTATATACCGCACCTGAAAAGTTAATCACGTAAAAATTTCCACTATCAACAAAGAAATTCATCGGACCACTTATGGTCGGTGTTATTGGTACGTCAACTTCTAATAAACCAGTTACATAATCAAACTGAGAAATATAATATTGACCACCTAAAAATGTTGGACATATTAATTTTCCCGTTGTTGTGTAGGTTATGTCTTGAATTGCAAAAGACCTACCTAAAGGAGCTGAAAATTTTGGTGTAACTGTTGCAACTAAACCTGTGATATCTAACTCAACAATTTGTAAACTATTTGAATCATACGAAATTAATGTTGTATTATCTATTGCAAATAGAGCCGCATAAATGTTGTATGGTACCGGTATTGTGATTGTTCTATTATAAGTCGCCCCAAATGGAGATAATGTGATATCCCACTCATCAATTGTTCCACCTGTTTTTATTTGCCAAAATTTTGTTGAGGTATGAGCAATGTCATCCATCAATGATGGTGTTAACCCTGAAAAATATGCGTTTAACAAAGTTGACGTATTTGAGGAATATACGTAACCATATATATCGTTTCCCGATATATAAATTACATCACAATTATCTAAATCTACCATATATAATATTTTTTATCATGTTAAGTTATTAAGGAAACATATCCTTGAGTATTGTGCCGTATACTTAAACGGAGATGAAGGTGTTTGTACAAAAGTTTGTGTATATGGTGTTGTAGTTTGGATTTGATAAATATCACCTAAGTTGTCAACAACATATAAATTAGTAGACTCCGAAATAAACGAATATGGTATTGTACCTGCCGACCAAAGAACATCAACTTCTTGAACCGCGGTATTATAATCAAATTGAGTTATATAATAACCGCTAGCCCCACTTGTAATTGTTAATAATTTATCGGTTGCCGAATATGAAATATCGTTAACAAACTCTCTACCAACAGGCGCCGATAAAATTAAAGTTTGGATTGCGGTTGTTGTTGTTATATCTAATTCATAAATATTGTTTGAACCACCATCGCTACATATTAATTGATTGTTGTTAACTCCAATTGATGTTGAACCTAATACAGAACCTGTAAAACCTGTTATAGTAATAGTTCTACTAGCAGCACTGAATGAAAGCGGACAACTATCCCACGGATATTCGTATATGTTTGTACCTGCGAAACCCCAAATATAACTACTTGTACTGGCAATGTCATCAACAATAAGTGAAGTTACAATAACGGTTGAGGTATTTGCGGTCAAATCATAATATTGAATTGTACCTGAAAGTTCATCATATCCTAATGTAAGACACTCTGTAGTACAAGGTACACATTCGTAAAGTCCACTAATAGCTACGGCACAATCTCCACTAGTTGTTGCGGTATAGGTAACACCACAACTTGTTAAATTAGGTTGATAAGGAGAACAAACTGTGTTTCCTGTTGTACCACCACTGAGTGCGTAAAACTGAATTATTCCATCACAATCAACATAAGGTACGGTACAATTTGTCGGAGCTTCGATGTATATATCCCAACATTTACATTGTACTGTAGGACAATCCCACGTATAACCTAAAGAATTAACATTAGAAGTACAGGCACTTCCCGCTATAATCACTACATCGCTTGGTGAACAAACCGCCGATATTGCCGAAACGACCGGTAAACTTGTTGAACAAACATTAACAGTAGTTGCGGAAGGTATTACAATAGTGGTGAATCCTGAAATAGGGTCATCATAATCAATATAACACTCGTATGTTGCGCCCGCTTGTACAGATACATAATAACAAGTCGAAGGATTACAATTACCTGAAGCTACAACTGTCACACCACTTATAACAGGTGGTGGTGATATGGTACAAATGACACCATTTCCTCCTGTACCAGAAAGAGTTATCGATTGAGTAACTCCACTACAATCAGTGTAATTAAACGTATAAGGTGATAAATTATTATTAGTTAAAGTATAAGTAATACAAGGATTACATGTTGACGCACTTGTTATTGTATATCCTGTTGGATTACAACTTGTTGTAGGTGTGACCAATGAACAAACATTAGTTGAACCAGTACTTGTTACAACTACTGATTGACTATTTCCGCTACAATCTATGTAATTGAATGTACATGAACTATCAACAACAGATAAATTGTAATATGAGCAACAACTACCTAACATTGTCATAGTATATGCCGATGACGGACAACTTGTGGTTGGTGTTATAATAGAACATACAGATAGTGGTAAACCGCTTAATACTGTAACAGTTTGGTTAAATCCGCTACAATTGATATAACTGAAAGTACATCCTGTAACATTTGAATTAACATTAATATTATATGTTTGACAACAGAATCCTTGGTTTGTCATTGTGTACGCAGATGCACCACAACTTGTTGTTGGTGTTGTTAATGAACAAAGTATATTTGTATTACCACTTGTGATTGTAACATTTTGTGTAACTCCACTACAATCTACATAACTAAACGTACAACCGCTTACTCCTGAACCTACTTGTATTTGATAAGATTGACAACAATTACCAATGTTTGTTATAGTGTATGCTGATGCTCCACAACTTGTTGTTGGTGGTAATAAAGCACAAACCGTATTTGACATTCCGCTTGTAATTGTTACAGTTTGTGTCGCCCCACTACAATCTGTATAAGTAAATGTACAACCACTGATTCCTGTATTAACTTGAATATTGTAAGCCTGACAACCTAATGATGTTGGTGTTACTGTAGGTGTAACTGTATTAGTAGGAGTATTAGTAGGTGTTACGGTTGGAGTTAATGTAGGACAAGGGTTTACCGTTAAACAAGACGCGCATCCACCAACAGGGAAAATTTGATTACCCCAAGTAATTGTTGGTGTAGTACCTGTTGTTGCAATAATTTCCCAACAATTTCCACTCGAGTCTGTTACTACCATACCAACCGTTAAGTTAGCGGGTAATGACATTTGAGCGGTTAGATATATTAAACCACTTGTATTTGTAGTTGTTGGAGTTGGAGTAACCGTTTGTGTTGGGGTTGGACAAGGAGTACCACTTATCGCAGTTTGACAATCAGTACACGCCGTATACGAGGTTAACGCACTGAATGTGTCCGCGGCATTGGCCAAAACTGAGGCTAAACTATTAACTATAACACATCCACTAAAAGTAAAACTTGTTGAACCTGTAGTTAATCCTGAACATTCAGTATAAAAAATATCCCCATCATTTAATCCGGCAATACAAATGTCGCCCACTCTAAAACTGTTGGATGAGTTACAACAATCTTCTACAATATATTGGTTATTACAAGCCATATTATTTTATTCTTTTTAATCATAAATATAAGTCGTTTTAAATTTTTCTGAATACCTTGACTTTTAATTTTGGAAGTTGTAAGGAACGTTGTCCATAAATTCAAAGAAACTTAAATCTTGAAACTGTTTATACACCAATTGTGATGGGGTAGGTGTTTGTGTAACCGATGGTGTTGGAGTTACAGACTGACTTACGGTTATAGTAGGGGTTACTGTATTCGTTGGTGTTGGAGCGGGAACTAAACAACAAGATTGTAATGTCATAATTGTAAAGTTTATTGTCGGAGTAATTGTTGGCGTTATTGTTGGAGTTGGAGTCACTGAACTTGGAGTAATTGTCGGAGTGACAGTTGGTGTAGGAATAGGATTCAAACAACAACTTCTTAAAGTCATTATAGTAAAGTTAATTGTAGGAGTTGGAGTAACTGTTTGAGTAGGTGTTTGAGTTACAGGGGTTGAGGTTACTGAAGGCGTAGGTGTTTGAGTAACAGGTGTAGAAGTATTTGTCGGAGTGACTGTAGGAGTTACAGGGCTTGTTGTAATGGTAGGGGTTATTGATGGAGTAGGAGTAGGAGTTGGAATAGGGAACAAACAACAACTTCTTAAAGTCATTATTGTAAAGTTTTTAGTTGGTGTAGGTGTGATTGTTGGAGTAACGGTGTTAGTCGGTGTTGGAGTTTGTGTTACCGGAGTTGTAGTTATAGTTGGAGTAATACTTGGGGTTACGGTATTAGTCGGAGTTGGTGTTTGAGTTACTTGAGTTGGAGTAACTGTTGGTGTAGGACTTGGAATAGGGAATAAACAACAACTTCTTAAAGTCATTATTGTAAAGTTTTTAGTTGGAGTTGGTGTAATTGTTGGGGTATTAGTCGGAGTAATTGTAGGTGTTACAGATATTGTAGGAGTATTAGTTGGGGTTGGTGTTATGGTAGAAGTAGGACAAGGATGAGGCATACCCATTCCAATACAATCAGATATACAAGCGTCACAACTGAAACCATATCCACCATTCACATAAGTTATTGTAGGTATTTGATAAACAGGATTACCTAGTTGATAACATTGACCATCACTACCTAAGAAAACTAAACCAATCGCCAATGTTGTCGGTGCGTTAACATATTGAATAGGAAGACCGTTACAAATACAACAAGGAATTGCTTCTCTAACTAACCAATTTGTTGGTGTTACAGTAATTGTAGGAGTAACAGTATTTGTTGGTGTTGGACTTGGTAAAGGAGTTAAACAACAACTTCTCAAAGTCATAACTGTAAAGTTGTCAGTAGGTGTTACAGTAACAGTAGGGGTTGGAGTTTGAGTTACAGGTGTAGACGTGTTAGTTGGAGTCGGAGTTTGAGTGACAGGTGTTGATGTATTGGTAGGTGTCGGAGTTTGTGTTACTTGAGTTGTTGTGATAGTTGGCGTGATTGTAGGGGTTGTTGTTGGACTTGGTATTGGAGATAAACAACAAGACCTTAAAGTCATTATTGTGAAGTTTTTAGTTGGAGTCGGTGTGATTGTAGGAGTAACAGTAGGTGTTACAGTAGAAGTAGGACAAGGATGTGTTGTACCAGTTCCCAAACAATCATTGAAACATGCCTCACAACTAAATCCATATCCACCGTTTACATAAGTAATTGTGGGTGATGTATTGATAGGGTCACCTAATTGATAACACTGACCATCACTACCTAAAAACACAATACCCCCTGATAAAGTAATCGGAGCGCTAACATACTGAATAGGTAAACCATTACATAAACAACAAGGAATGGCTTCTCTTACAGTCCAATTAGTAGGAGTTACAGTTATAGTAGGTGTTACGGTATTAGTCGGTGTAACTGTAGGAGTGTTAGTTATTGTAATTGTCACAGTTGGTGTAACAGTTGGAGTTGTTGTTGGAGTGGCTGTTGTTGTTGGAGTCACAGTCGGTGTAGGACAAGGCTGAGTTTCAATACAAGTGTTACAATCCGTAGAGGCTGATAATGATGTATACGTATAAACATTTAATACAGACGTTGGAGGAATTACAGTTGCACAACCATTGAATCCCGAACTACCTACAATGTAGGTATCACCACTTGATGTCGAATAAAAAGGAGGAACTCCTTGTAATAAAAATAAATTTGTTTCATCACAACAATCACGGAAGAAAACATTTTTCAACGGTGATGTTGGAGTGACGGTATTTGTTGGTGTTATAGTTGGAGTGTTTGTAGTTGTTGGGGACGGGGTAGGTGCTGGTGATAAACAACACGACCTCAACGTCATTATTGTAAAATTATTCGTTGGTGTTACGGTAGGTGTAACAGTATTTGTCGGAGTGATAGTTGGAGTTGCGGTAACAAGGGTACTGGTTGGAGTTCTTGTAGGAGTGTTAGTTGCGGTTACGGTTGGTGTAGGAGCTGGCTCAGAACAACATTTCTTTACTCGATAAATTGTTGAGTTTCTTGTTGGTGTTACGGTTGGAGTTGGTGTAGGAGGTGGTGTTGAAGGACAACATCTCTTCACTCGATAAATTGCGTTTGGACAACATTTTCTAACTTTGTATATTGTTGAGTTTCTAGTAGGTGTAACTGTTGGTGTTGACGTAGGAGGTGGTGTTGATGGACAACATTGTTTAACTAAATAAATTACTTTTGGTCGTGTTTGTGTTACAGTAATAGTTGGTGTTACCGTGTTAGTTGGGGTTACTGTTGGAGTTACAGGGGTAGTTGTAATTGTAGGTGTAACTGTTGGAGTTACAGGGGTTGGGGTGGTTGTTGGGGTAACAGTTGGTGTTGGTGAAGGACATAAATGTGTTGCCACACAAGAAATACAATCTGAGTGAAATAATGATGATGAGTAAGGATAAACCGCACTTACAAAAGTTGGGTTTATCACCTCTGAACAGGCCGAATAACTTGGTGTTTGAATATAGTGAACACTTCCGATTGGAAATACTAAATAACCAGGAATTCCTGTAACTATAAAAGTTTTGGTTGGGTCACAACATTCTTGGAAAAATAAATTTAATGATGGTATTGAAACCGTTGGAGTTATTGTAGGTGTTGTAGTGTTAGTAAATGTATTTGTAGGTGTAACAGTTGGAGTTGTTGTAATTGTCGGTGTTGGTGGAGGACAAGAACCATCTACACAAGGTTTTGTAATAGATATTGTTACACTTGGGTCATCCGTTGATGGTAATTTACCACAGACGTATAATGTTGTAAGACCTGCGATTGTTCCATAGAAAACATTACCGTCACACTGTGTGTAACTAATATTTTGTATTGATGAAGATGTATTGTTGAAAATTAAACAATTACAATTAACATCCATTGTTGGAGTAACTGTTGGTGTAATTGTAGGAGTATTACTTGGAAAGTTACAATAATAGATGTTGAAATATTCACACCCATCACTTAAATCTAATAACTTTACGATGACTTGATTAACACCAACAAATACATTAGGTAAGTAAAAACTGTAACTTGGGGGTATTGGGGTTGAACTTGCAACTTGAACGCATGTGGTTAGTGTGATGTCACAAACATATATGTTATAAGGTCCGACACCTGTTGCGCCAGTAATCGTTATTAATTGCATCAACAATAAATAGTTAAGTCCATTAAATTATAGAACAGTAAGTTTAAGAATAAAGGTATGGTTAATTACAAGTATTGTAAGACGGAGTTGGTGTTGGTGTTGTCGTAGGTTTTGGAGTCTTGCTTGGGTCAGGACATCCACATGGATTTGTACAAGTTGATGATGGAGTTATTGTAATTGTCGGTGTAACGGTTGGAGTTGAAGTAATTGATGGTGTCGGTGTGGGAACTTTACAAGGGTCAAATGTTGGCGTAGGGGTGATTGTAGGTGTAGGAGTAAGTGTTGGCGTTTTAGTAACCGTTATAGTTGGTGTAGGGGTAGGTGTTGGTCTTATCACATTTAAAAAATATGGACATCCACCACTCAATGTAACAATAGTATAAGTGCCATATATTTCCCTTGGAGGAATCAATAAACTTGGTTGAAAAGTAAACGGTAGTGTTACGTCACCTAAATTTAAAACAATTTCATCATTATCAGGTTTAAACAAAATGTTTACATCTTGTCCATCCCAATTTTCACTACTTATTATTATTAACTCATTCATAACTTAAAATTTATTTTCAGTTCCTAAACATATTTCTCCACCTTCTCTTATCAATCTTGTCATATCAGAAAAACTTATAAACGCTCTTCCTTTTTGACCCCAATTTCTACCCCAACTATTTTTGATTCTAAATAATTGTGTTTTTGTGTTAACACCATTTATAACGTAGGCGTGACCTCCCATCCATCTACCAGACGCTCTTATTAATCCATTCCTATCAGGAAAAAACATGTTATAATACCAATTAGTACCAACAACAACAGGGCCTTGTGTTAAAACAGTATTCATTAAAGTTTGAACATCAAACGCCCATAAGTAAGATTTAATCTTACCAATTTCTTGTAAGTATTTAGCACCACCTCTAACTGATGTTCCATTGTAGTTTTCACCCGGCCATTGGTCACGTTTTTGTGATTCTCTATATAAAGTTGTCGGATTTACATTTGGTCTTCTACCGGCATGTATTATAGGTCCATCATCAATCCAATGTGACCATGCGTACCCAACACATTGTGGTGTATTACCTTGGTCTCCCCACCATCTTTCATCATCCCAATATCTTTCAGAAATTGAAATTTTTGGTCTTGGTAATTTATTTGAAATAAGATAATTTAAATCTCTTTTATCCGCCGATAATTCTCGACCTAAACCAAATGGTGTTAAAATTGTAGTTGTGGTCGTGGTCGGTATTATTGTTGTAGTCGTGGTTGTAATAGGTGAAGTGGTTGTGGTTGTTGTGGTTGGTTCAATAATTTGATATGTAAAATCATTTGGAGGACAAGGGTTCTCACAATTTGGACAATCAGGATTAAACATCCTAAATGTATTTTTTAATAAATCAAAATTATGTTTAATTTCAGGAGCACTTAATGGTGTAACATACATTCTGAATTGTGAAATAGCGCCTTCAAAAGTTCCCGCAAAATTTTGTTCTATTATTATATTAGTTTTTAATCTATTAAGTGTTGTTCCCGATAAATCATTAATTGGAAAACATTCAGGGTCTTGTATGTATGGTCCGTAAGGTTGTGTCATCGATGAGAAGGTTAAGTTCTCTCTCAAACCTTGTGTTCCTCCACCCCAAGAAACATTAAATGGAACTCCGACTTGTTTTTCTTTATCCGTACTCAAAGCTCTTGGAATAATCTCTTCAAAATCTTCAATAGTGTAAAATAACTTACCATTGATATAAAATTTGAGTCTTCCTTTTCTATATTTTTTTTCATCAAACCATTTTGAATTTAAATTAATCAATTCAATTTGTTCTGATGTTTTCCCATTTTCTTGGGTATATGGTACAGTAATTAAAGAGCTAGTATTATTGGCTAAACCTTCCAAATATAGTTTCTCAGTTATATTACCTAAACCACCTCTGTACCATAAATCACAATTATCTAACCAAGTATATCTTTCCCAAACAGCATCTAATTGAAACCAATGTTCCTCTTCCAAATATGCGGGATTAACCGATAAACAATAAGGATATATCGGAGGGCTACAGTAATCAACAATGGTGTAACCAGTTACATATGTTGAACCTGTGTTTGAACAAGTACCTGTAGTTTCACATTGTCCTGTAAAAACTATCGCTCTAACCCCGATTTGAGGATTTTTAGGGTCACCACATAATCTAAATGAAATACCGTTTGCATCTAACAGTGGGTCGGTTTCACAAGTATTTTCAATTGATGTCCAACCTGAAGTACAATTATCACAAGTTGTACAAGTATCACATTTAGTACATGTAGGTGTGCAAACAGGTTTAATAACATCACATACTTCTAAAGATGGTGTTGGAGTTGGTGGTAAAAATAAATTTTGTTGTTGAACATTTAAAATGTCTTTAACTTGTTGATAACCAAACATCATAAAACCAACTAACTTCACACCCGCTTTACCTGAAAAAGTATTACTATTAAATGATGACAATACGGTATTGTAGGCGGAATCTAAAGGATTGGCAACGAAATAAGATTTCATAAACGCGTCTTTAGCGTTGAACAATATAACAATTTCAGTGACTTTGGACGATGATAATGACGCGTTTCCTAAAAGTGTTAATCTTGTTAAAATATGATTGAAACCTGCATCAGGTGATGATGTGAATTGTGCGGTTGTCAAATAACAATCTATTAATAATCTTCTTGAGTTATTAACTAAATCAAGAGCAATTGTTGTATCAGGTACTTTTAAATTGAATGGTGGGGTTGGAGGGCTATTTTTTCCGTCACGAATTATTCCTTGGTATACATCAGATTCAATATTATTTGTAATACCGTATTGATAAACGTTTCCGTTTTGAGATTTCCAATCTAAGTTAGTACCGTTGTCATATCTTATTTGACCATTTGTTCCCGGATTTATATAAGGGCTCGCACCATTATAATTCCAATATTCATTTTCGATATTTAAAATATCGTATTTTTGTGAAGGTTGAGTACACTCATTATTATAATAAACTCTTGAGTTTTGACCTGTAGTACCACTACCAATTAATGTCTTTTCCGTAGCACCGATACCCGCAATTTTTAAAACACCGTAGTTTCTAATGGTCGTATTAAAATTTCTAACATTATTTCGACCTGTAAGTGTTGCCAAAATTGGAGTTAAATCATAACAATAAACATGGTTGATTTTATTGTTTTGAACCCAATTATAAACATTTTGTTCCTCAGTTGGATTTCCAATAATTGTATTAAAGTCATTCAAATATAAACCTCTGAAAATATCAGTCACTACGGTTTGAGTTGGTGTTAATCCGGGAGTGGGACTTGGAGTTGGTGTTAATCCAGTCGTTTGGCTTGGAGTTGGTGTTATTGTAGGTAACAATCCTGAAGTAGGGCTTGGTGTTGGAGTTACTGATTGTGTTGGTGTTGGTGTTGGGCTTGGTGTTGGACAAATATGAGTCTGACACTCCCAACCACAAGTTTCACAAGCAGTACTATTACAATCACAACCACAACTAATTCGTTTTTCTTTATTTCCACCACATAAATCACATCCATAATTTACATGTGGGTCGTGAACGTTATTTACAGACCTTGGAGGGTAAACATATATACATCTACTGTTTGTTACACTTGTATTACAACAAGCGCAAGTTTCAAGAGTTGTTAAATCTGATGTAACTCTTGTATATCCTGTATAACATTCTTGAGTACCATCGGCATGATGATAAAATTTATTTTCCGCCCTACCTCCAAAATAAAAGAAAGTATTTTTATTATTTGGGTATATTTTATTTAAGGTTGTTTCACCTTCAGTTGGTTCATATTCGTTTACAAATCTTGGTTTTAAAATCATTTCAACCGTCCACCCCTTATTCATCCTTTCAGGAAAAATTTCATAATCGTAACCAAATAATTTGTAAAAACCTTGATAAAAACCTCCGTATAGTTCGTGATATCTACCTTCAAATGGACTAAACTTACTTACAACTTCGTATAAAACTCTATCAGAAAATCCTGAAAATCTAATATTTGGGTCACTTGTATTTCCAGTGACTTGGAAAAGTTTTAATCTTCTATCAAAACTCATTCTATCGAATTTGAGTAAATTAGGTAACAATCCATTTGTAAATGTTATTGTTTCTCCTGTCATGTTTTGAACTAAACCATTATCAATACCTGTGAGTCCTATATCGCATGATTGACCCGATGTTACACAAGAAAAATCTATATTATCAGGATTGTAATAATTCTCAGAAACAAAAATATTATTCCTATTATACTCTTTATAATTGAGTGTTAAATTTTGAGCGGAATTTGTGTTATTAATGTCAAAATAAAAAGGCAATCTATTACCATATGTTTGTGCAATCAGATACGGTGAGAACACAACTTCTTGATTGAAATCTCTTTCATCTGAGGTTAAAGACATATCATATGATTCCAAACTAAGTTGCGGGAACAAGTTCGGATAAACATATTGGTTAATATTTTGAGATGCCATCTTTTTTTATGATAAATACATTGTTTCGAAGTATTTATTGAGAAAAAGAGTATGATTTCTTATAACCAAGAATACTTTAAAAATAATTGTTATTTCTTCTTGAAAGATAAAGGCGAAAATATTTCCCTTTATTATTCGATTGCCGATACAATATCTGAATCAAGAAAAAAAGATGAGAAAAAAGAATTCAAAAAAAAGGACGCAAATAAAGTAAAAAAAGTTATGGATAAGTTTTTAAATAAAAAAACTAAACCGAACAAAAAAGAATTAGAAAAAGATTTAAAAGATGTAGAAGAACTTGATGAGTTAGTTGATTCTGATGGAACATTCACAAACTCAAAAGTTCCTTTTTTAAACATGTTGAACCATCCAAGAAAAACTATGGACCAAACCATACCTATGTCTCGTGTGTCAAATGACCCTGTAACTAGAGGATATCGTGTATATTGGGGTGAAAGTGAAGACGAACAAGATAATGTTGTTTCAGAAGTTGATTATTCAGATGCTTTTGGATATGAAGAAACTGAAAACATGGATTTTAAGAATACGGTAAAAACATTAAAAGATATGGGTGTTGATAATCCAAAACATAGAGCAAAAGAATTTGGTAAACTTCCTAAAGCTAAAAGAAAAGGTGGTAAGTTAAAACAACGTTTATCTGAAAAAACTATTGAAGAACAACAAAAAGATATGATGTCTTCATTGTTAGAAAAAATAGTATCTGAAAATAGTAATATTGATGAAGAACAAAAAAGAGCCATGGAAAAAATGGTGGAAGACATACTTTCAAAACGAGATAGAAATGACTCAGATGTTGTTAGTAAAAATTCTGGGTTGAATAAAATTTTATTGAAAAATATTAAGTCAATAAAAAAATTGGCAGAAAAAGAAGGTATAAGTATTAATCAACTTATCAAAGCGTTAAAAACAAATGAATAAGGATTTATACGGAAAAAATATACCAATACCAAAAGAAGTAACTGAATATTTGAATAAGTGTTTCGAATCGGCTAAAGGTGCAAGTGAGACTACCGAAGGATATAAAAGAAACCAAGAACTTCGTGAGTCAGGAGAAATAACTTATCAACAATTAAAAAGAATTAAAAATTGGTTTGATTCCTTCAAAGGAATGGATAGTGATTTACCATTTATTTTGAATGGTGGTTATTATGTTAAAGAATGGGTGAACCAATGCTTAGACTCTATGAGGGATGATGTTCATAGTCTGAAAAAAAATAGGTCGATTGCGTTATCAAATCAATTTATCCAACCTCATGAAAAAAATAATTTAAAAAACATGAATAGACTAGCAAAAAGTCATCATTCAAATACTAATGATTTTAATGTTGCGATAACAGAAAGTCTAAAAAGAATAAACGAACTAATAAATAAAATAATTTAATATTATGGCACAAGTAGAACCTTTAAATTTCGAACAACCAAAAAACACTTTAAGTTCAATTGCGGAAGCTGAAAGAGCTAAATTGTTTCCAAAAAATGATTTTAATAAAGCAAATCTTTACTCATCAACAAATCCTGACGCTTTAGCTGATGGTGATGAACAAGGAAAAGGTACGGGTGGATTTTTAGATGTTTACAATCAAAACGCAGGTGCGATTCAAGATATCGTGGAGCGTAAAGCTGAAATTGTTGTAAACAAATTCCAACCTAACAAACCATACACAACTCCAGGTTTATAATGAAACTTTACAACACAGTTAAATCCCTTATTTTAGAAGTAGCATCAATCGATTCTATCGTTGACGCTATTAAGAAAAAAAATAAGATTATCATTTATTATGATGGTGACGAGCCAGGTGGACGAGGACTTCGTCAAATTGAACCTGTTTGTTTCGGTTATAGTAAATCTGATAATCCTGTTTTGAGAGCTTGGGATGAACAAGGGTCTTCTCATACCGCTTACAAAGGTGAACAACCATTACCAGGTTGGCGTCTTTTTAGGGTTGACAAGATTCTTTCATTCAAACCTTCAGGAGAAAAATTTAACACTCCAAGACCAGGTTACAATAGAACGGGAGATAAGAGTATGTTAAGAGTTATAATAAACGCAAACTTTGACCAACAAGAATAAAATTTATGTCAGCAGAAAACGAATTAATACAAAAATTAATGATTTCTAAAAAAATCATGGAAAAACATCAATCAATACCAAGAGCAGGTAATTCTTCATTACCTTTACCAAATATGCCTGAAGTAGAAGATTACCAAGTTCCTCAAGCAAAATACAATTTACCTCAAGAATATATTCAGGAATCAAGACCTATACAACAACCTCAACAATCACAATTAGCTACCAAAGATAGAATATTAACATCTAAGTTACCTGATGAAATTAAACAATTAATGATTGAACATCCTATTCAACAACCATCAGTTGGTGGGCCATCACTTTCTAACGATTTAGTAGATAAGGCAGCAAGACTTATGAATGTTGACGCGTCAGGTAAACAAACAGGTCCTATACCTCAAAGAAGAACTGAAAGTGTTTCTAATAATTTAGGTTTATCTCATACAGATTTAAAAGCAATACTTAAAGAAACTGTTAAAGAAGTTTTGTCTGAGAATGGTTTATTAATTGAATCAGTTAACAAAAGTAATGACCTTTTTACTTTTAAAGTAGGTAGTCATGTATTTGAAGGTAAAGTAACCAAGATTAAAAAAGTCGGTAAATAAAAGTATTACAAATTTAATAAAAATCCTCACATTTTATGTGTGGATTTTTTTTTGAAGTTGATAATCCAAAAGTATTAGATTATATTTTCCATATAATTTAGTATTTATGTCAAAAATTAATGTTTTAGTTCTCCCATCAGACACAAGTGGAGTTGGGAAATTTCGTTCAGTCGACCCCCATGTAATGTTACAAAATATGTACCCCGATGATTTTCACGTGGATATTGATTATCAACCTAAAATTCAAGACCCAAATTATTGGAAAAAATATCAAATAGTCCATATCCACAGAAATATTGGGCATGACTATAACATGACTCCAAGTATCCTTAAAGGATTAAAAGATATGGGTATTGTTACAGTTGTTGATTTAGACGACTATTGGTTACCGACAAAAGAACATCCAATTCACTCTATAATTGTTCAAAATCAAATTGATAAGAAAATTATGGAAAACTTGCGTCACGCTCAGTATGTCACAACAACTACTGAAGTTTTTGCAAATGAAATAAAAAAGTTAAACAAAAATGTTGTAGTTTTTCCAAATGGAATTAATCCTGATGAAAATCAATTTAAAGAACCTACGTTACCTTCAGATAGAATCCGAGTTGGTTGGTTAGGTGGTTCATCTCACTTACATGATTTGGAATTACTTCGTGGTGTTGTTAGTAAAAATGGAGCTGACCTCAATAGTAAAATTCAATATGTAATTTGTGGGTTTGATACTAGAGGTTATGTAACCGAAATCAATAAAGAAACAGGTGAACAAAAGAAAAGAGATATTTTACCTCACGAAACAGTTTGGGCGAGATATGAAGAATTGTTCACCGATAATTACAAAATTATTGATGAGGACTATAAAAAGTTCTTAATGGAATTTAAAGAAGGTGAATTTAAATCAGATAAGTCACTTCCTTATTTAAGAGTTTGGACAAAACCTGTAACAAGTTACGCAATGAATTATTCTAAATTAGACATTTCATTAGCACCAATTAAAAATCATATATTCAATAGAGTTAAATCACAATTAAAAGTTATTGAGGCGGGATTTTATAAGAAAGCGTTAATCGCATCTAATGTAGGTCCGTATACTATTGATTTGAAACATTCATTGAAAAATGGTGAATTTACTGATGGTAATGCTCTATTAGTTAATGAAGTTAACAATCATAGTGATTGGCACAAATACATTAAAAAGTTGATTCAAAATCCAAATATGATAGAAGATATGGGCAACAGATTATATGAAACTGTTAAAGACAAATATCATTTAAAAAATATAACAAAAGATAGAGCTGAGTGGTACAAATCAATTGTAAAGTAAAATGATTAATATTCCGATTAGTAAAATATTGTTTTTGGACATTGAAACCGTTGGGTGTTGTCCTGACTATGAAATTTGTCAAAATTTAAATCCAAATATGGCAAACCAATTTGAAAAATATTTCGATTGGTTTTTAAAAAGATTTCCTGAAGACAATCAAGTTGGAATGGAATCAACTCAATTAATGAACGAAGTTTTTAAGAAACGTGCAGGTCTTGTACCTGAGTTTTCAAAAATTGTTTGTGTGAGTGCCGCCTTTGTTATGGATAATGGAGAAATTAAAAAACAAACTTTCTCAGGAGATGATGAAAAAGTTCTTTTAGAAAATGTTCAAAAACTTTTAGATAGATGTGGAAGATTGGATTTCTTTTTATGTGGACACAACTTAAAGAACTTTGATATTCCAATGTTAGCAAAAAGAATGATTGTTAATGGAATATTACCACCTTCAATTCTTCCATCATATGATACAAAACCTTGGGAAGTTAAGGCCATAGACACAAAAGAAATTTGGCAATATGGTTCTTATACTTCAATTGGTTCTTTGGATTTGTTATGTTCTTGTTTGGATATACCAACATCTAAAGATGGTGAAGTTACCGGTGATAAAGTACATGACAGTTATTGGATTGACAATAAATTAGAAGAGATTTCAAAATATTGTGAAAGAGATGTTGAGGTTTTAATTGAGGTTATAAAAAAATTAAAAAGTTTAAAAAAATGAATTTAGGTGAAAATATGGATTTGGATGCTCTTAGAGAGTATGCCGAAAAATTAAAAGGTGTTATGGATAATGGTGATTTAGATAATTTTGATTATAATGAATTATTTAAGGCTAGTGGGATTGATGTTAAGGAACTTGATGAAGAAATGAGAAATTACAAACCAACTCATTTACTTGGTTATAAAAAATTACATCCTGATGCGGTAGCTCCAAAATACAATTATCCAAGCGATTCAGGTTTTGACTTATATTCAACTGAAGAGGTTGTATTAGAGCCTTTTGGAAGAGCATTGATTCCTACAGGACTATCATTTGATATTAAAGACGGTTTTGAAATTCAAGTTAGGTCAAAAAGTGGGCTAGCAATTAATCAAGGATTAATGTGTTTAAACTCACCTGGAACTGTTGATAACGGATACACAGGAGAGGTTAAAGTTATTTTATTTAACACAAATAACGAACCATTTAAAATAACAAAAGGAATGAAAGTTGCTCAAGCGGTTCTTTGTCCTGTTGTTAATGGAGCGTGGGTTGAGTTGGAAGAAAAAAATGAGACGGCAAATAAAGACAGGAATAGTAACGGATTTGGTTCAACAGGAATTTAATAAAAAAAATGATAGATAAGACAGGTTTTTGGAGAAAAGACTCCGCAGTATCACACCATATACATTCAAAATTAGTTAGTAATTGGATTTGCAAATTTTTATCATATGATAAAAACAAAATAATCTACGATTTAGGATGTGGTGTTGGTGATTATTTAAAAGAATTAAAAGAAAATGGTCATGTTAAATTAATTGGTTTTGAAGGTGACCCCATAAAACTACATGAAGATTTGGACATCAGACAAAAAAATTTAACTGAAGTTTTTGAACATTACGAAAAAGGTAATGTTTTATGTTTAGAAGTTGGCGAACATATCCCAAAAGAATTTCAAGAAATTTTTATAGAAAATATGACTTCTATTTGTAACGAATATTTAATTTTTTCTTGGGCGGTAAGAGGTCAGGGGGGATATGGACATGTTAATGAATTAAATAATAATGAAATTTTACCAATAATTTTAGAAAAAGGGTTTGTTCTTTTAGAAAAAGAAACTGAAGATTTAAGAAATCAACCCGAAGATTATTGTAGATATTTTAAAAATACTCTTTTTGTTTTAAAGAAAAAATGAATAAAGTTGATGTTATAATTAATGTTTATGGTAAACCTTGGCAAACATTAAGTACTCTAAAAAGTCTATTAAAACATTCAAAACAACATATAGACAAAATTTTTTTAATAAAAGAAAAACAACAACCAAACAATGAAAATGTGACTTGGATTTATGATTATTTTGATAATTTAATTGTTTACGAACCAAATACATATTCTTTTATTTCATCGTCAATTGATTATAAAAATGAAAATGATAGATTTAAAGTTAGATATCAATATGGATTTGAAAAAAGTGATAAAAAATTCGTATTTGTAACTCATAATGATGTTCTTTATACTGGCGATATTATCGGGGACATGCTAAATTTAATTGGTGAAAATCTTAGTATTGGTCAAATAGGTCAGTGTTGGAATTGTCCCGCGAAAAGTAATAATCTTTGTAGTGGTGAAATTTTTAATGAAGTTGATATTAGTTATGATGTTTTATATACTTTAAGTTACCCACATGTAAGGACTCAAATAAGTATGATAGATAAAAATAATCCAAAACCATTACCTGAATGTAGAATGAATGAATGGTCGTGTTTAATAAATAGAGAAATAGTAATGAAAGAATGTAAACCTTTGGGTGACGTTTCTTTATTTGGCGAATACGGATTAGATTTGGGTACAAAATGGTTTAGAGAAATGTATTTAAAAGGTTATAAATTTATTGATTATAGAAAAAATTTCATACATTGTTTTTGGTCAGATTCTTCAGGATACGATACACAAAGAAATATAGACAAATACAAAAAATCAGAATTAAACGCTGCAAATTATTACAATCAAAATTTAAATTAAAATGATAACAATTGTTTACTCAACTCATAAAGATGATACATATAATAACAAATTTAGACAACATTTGTTACAAAGTTGTGGTTTAAATGATGTTCAAATTTTGGAATATCAAAATTTTAATCAGTTTAAATTAACTGAACTATACAACAAAGGAATATCAGAATCAAAATTTGATATTGTAGTTTGTTGTCATAATGATATAAAATTAGAAAAAGGTTGGGGTAAAAAATTATTAGAAGATTTTTCCAATAATTCTGATTTTGGTATAATTGGAAAGGCAGGAAGTTGTTATTTTCCTGAGTCAGGAGTATATTGGGAAAAAATGAACCAAACAATGGTTGGTCAAGTTTATCATCATCCTGAAGGTCAAAAAAAATGGTTAAGTAAATATTCACCTAAGTTACCATTTTTAATACCTGTTGTAACAATTGACGGATTGTTTATATCTTTTGATAAAACAAAAATTAAACATAATTTTGATGAGACTATTGGTAAATTTCATTTTTATGACCATGGATTTTGTATTCCAAATTATTTAGATGGTGTTAAAATTGGGGTTACGTCTTCATTTGAAATTACTCATGAATCAGTTGGACAACCAAATCAAGAATTTTTTATTTCTAAAGATTTTTTCTTGGACAAATGGAAATATGTTTTACCGTTGGATTTAAAACCTGAAAAAATATATGTTCCTGAAATTAAAGAAAAGATAATTAAAAATATTGGTAAAGTCGCAATTATAATCCCAACTAAAGGAAAAATTGAAATGTTATTTGATTGTATTAAATCTTTTTATGACCATTGTAATAAAAATTTGTTTGACATTTTTATTGCTGATACAGGTTCTACCGATGAAGAAAAAGTTTGGATAAAACAATTTATTTCCACTTATAATAACATAAAATTAATAGAATATGATTATTATAATTTTGCAAAAATAAATAATGATGTTGTAAAAAATCACGTTAGTGACGAATACGAATTTTTATTTTTTTGTAATAACGATATTAAAATACTTAATAATGTTTTATATGAAATGCTTAATGTATTTAAGACACAAAATAAAGTTGGGACTGTCGGAGCCAGATTACATTTTAAAAATAATACAATCCAACACAATGGTATTGTATTCAATTATGTTGAAAAAAATAAACAATTATCTATAAATCATAAAAATATTGGTTCTTATTACAAATTTGATAGAGTAACGAAAGAAGTGTTAGGTAATACAGGTGCGTTGATGATGATAAAAAAAGAAATTTTTATAAAATGCGGTATGTATAATGAAAATTATTCTAATTGTTTTGAGGATGTTGAATTAAACATTCAATGTTTAAATTTAAATTTAAAAAATTATTTATGTTCTGATTGCGTTTCTTATCATTACGAATCAGTAACTAGAAATGAAGATTTTAATAAATCACAAAAAATGCAAGATGATTATAAAAACATTTTGTTTCCTTTTTTATCAAAAAATATGAATAATGGAATTAATAAAAAAATATCAACATTCATTTTTATACACGACCAAGACGTATTATTAAAATATTTAGAAATTAATAAATTTTCTAATTTTACAGATTTAAAATATGTGTTTGTTGGTGATAAACAGGTTGATAAAATTGAAAAATTAAATAATGTTATAATTGCTAGAAATTTACCGTTTAATATAGAACAATATCCATTATTCACTTCTTTTACAGGTTGGTATGCGTTATGGAAAAATAACTTAATTAACTCAGATTACATAAATCTTTTTGAGTATGACATAATTATTTCTGACGAGTTTAATAATTTATATAATGAAAAGATTACTCAGGGTTTTGATTTTATAGGTTATGTACCAATACTAATGTCTAATTATCAATACATTAAAAATGAAAAATGGGTAAAATATTTGATACCGTCAATTAAAAAAAATTATGGTATTGATGTTTATGAAATGATAGATAAATCGATTAAAAAAAATCCAAATGAGATTTGGTCATCTACAAGTAATTCTACTTTTAATAAAGATACTTTTAACGAGTACATGAAATGGTTTGAGAAACTTATTTACGACTTAAATAATACAGATACTGCGGGTCACGCACACGAAAGGTCAATAAGTTTTTTTTATATTATAAAAAATAAAAAAGTTTCAATGTTATCAAACATATTAAAACATTACCAATTAAATTCTCACGGAACTTCAGGACACGTTGTTGATTTTGAAAAATCAATAAACTTTTTAAGTTCTAATAAATGAATTATTTAAGTTTTAGTTTGTGGGGTGATAAACCAATTTACAATGTTGGGGCGATTAAAAACTCCGAATTAAGTAAAAAAATATATCCGAATTGGAAAATGATTATCTATTATGATAATACAGTCCCAAAAAAAACAATTGAAGAATTAAAAAAAAATGAAATTGAATTAATTGATATGACAGGTTCTAAAATTTACGGTGAATTTTGGAGATTTTTATGTGTTGAAAATGATAATTCTGAATACTCTATTTTTAGAGATTGCGACTCTAGAATAAATTTTAGGGAAAAATTTGCGGTTGATGAATGGATTAACAGTAAAAAAACTTTACATATTATGAGGGACCATCCCGCACATAAAATACCATTTGGTAATGATTCTATAGGTATTTTGGCCGGTATGTGGGGAATAAAAGGAAGTATTAAAAATATTAGAAATGAAATTTTAGAATTCCAAAAAGAAAATAAACATGTTTACGGTGTCGACCAAAAATTTTTAAAAAAAATATACAGTAAATACATAAATGATAATTGTACTCATGATGAGTTTTTTGAAAAAAAACCTTTTCCAACTAAAAGGGAAGATACTTTATTTGTTGGGGGTAGAATTGACGAATTTGATAAACCGTTAGGTAATGACCATTTAGTCTTATTAAAATATGATAGTAAATTACGCGTTGGTGGGGTCTAACAATAACCCCCTATATTTAGATTTTTGGCCGATAGTCTCAAGAGTATGGAAAAAATTTTTAAACATTACACCTGTATTAGGTCTTGTTACAAATGAAAAAGAAGAAATTATTAATGATGAATATGGTATCATAATAAAACTTAACCCAATACCAAATTACGACGAAGGACTATTATCCCAACTTGTTAGATTTTATTTACCCAAATATTTAAAAGGTAATTGTATAATATCAGATATTGATATGATACCACTATCTAAAAAATATTTTATTGATGATTTATCCAAATACAAAAATAATGATTTCATTATAATGTCCTCTCACCATCCCCAAACAAAAAATATAAATCAATATCCAATGTGTTATGTTGCAGGAAATTCAGAAGATTTTATTGAGTTATTTAATTTAGAAGATGATTGGATTACTTTTATAAAGAAAATACCTAACATAGGTTGGTATACTGACCAAGTTCATTTATACGACAAAATTAAAAATAATAAAAAAATAGAATTTAAATTCCCCGACAGAGAGGGTGGGTTTTATGAAAATAGAATTGACAGGGTTAATTGGAATTATGATGTTGAAAAACTAAAAAATGGATTCTATATTGATTGTCACTCTTTACGTCCATATAAAAAAAATGAAATAGAAATAAATAAATTATTAAATTATATATTATAAAATGAAAAACTATCACAATGTTATTGTAAATAAAACAAATATTAATGTTAAAAAAATTCTTGAAATAGGTTCTAGAGATGGAAATGACGCTAATTATTTAAAAAAATTGTTTGGTCTTAACGATAAAGATGTTTGGGTTGTGGAACCAAATCCGATTAAAATAAAGGAAATTAAAGAAAAATACCCTAATATAAATTTAGTAGAATCGGCAATTTCAAATACTGAAGGAGAACATTATTTTAATCAAGTAGTTGGAGACGATGTGAGTGCAGGTACAAGTTCTTTAATAGATAGAGCGGATGATTGGTATGAAAAAACAAAAACTAATAAAATTATTGTTAACACCATTAGGGGTGAAAAACTATTAGACATCATTAATCATGAAATTGATATTTGTAAAATTGATGTTGAGGGTTTAACATATGAAGTTTTAGAAAGTTTTAATGAAAAATTATCATATCTTAAATCTTTACATATTGAATGTGAACACAAAGAAGTTTGGAAAAATCAAAAACTTTATGAAGAAATTAAAGATTTTTTAATTAAGAAAAATTTTATTGAGATTTATTTTTCCTTCACGTCTGATTATAAATTACAATCAGATAGTATTTGGGTTTATAAAGATTATTTAAAAATATAATTATGAGAATTCTAATCTTGGTAATGTCTCATGAGACTGAAGATATAAATTTTATAACATACAAAAAATTTTGGGATAAAATTGTTGAAGACTCTAAAATTAAAAATCTACCTATTGACATTTTATTTCTTTACTGTGATTCAAAAATTTCCGAAGAATATATACTTGATGGAAATAAAATTATATCAAAATGTGAAGAAAACTATTGGTATTCGTTATTATTAAAAGTTTTAAACGGTTTAGATTATTCAAATGTAAATAATTATGATTTAACTTTTAAAACAAATCTATCTACAATAATAAATTTAGACAGATTTTACGATTATTGTAACCAAATTAAAGATAGAAAATATGTTTATGATGGTATATTTGGTCAATATAATGATTTTAATTTTTGTTCCGGTGCAGGTACTTTATTGGATAATGAATGTGTAAAAATTATTTTAAATAATAAAAATTTGTCAAATAGTGAATGGACTGATGATATTTTTATTGGTCATGTTTTAAATAAATTAAACAATATTAAACCTAACATTGGTAATATGTCAAGATATGACATAATTAATCAAAATCAAAATATTGAAGAACATAAAATATTAAACTCAACACATATTAGAATAAAAATTAGAGTCTCAGATTGTGATTCGATTATGACTGAAAAAGTTTATAAAATATTATCAAAATAAATTTTTATGAAGATTGCAATAATTGGTGCTGGTTGGATTGGGTGTCATTTAGCTTATAAATTAAAAGATTCTCATGATATAAAATTATATGAAAAAAATAGTGAAATTTTTTTAGGTTCTTCATTATTTAATCAAAATAGACTTCATTTAGGGTTTCACTATCCAAGAAGTTCTGAGACTAGAGATTTATGTAAAAATACTTTTGAAAATTTTTTAATTGATTATAAATTTTTAACAAAAAAAATAGATAAAAACATTTACTGTGTACCTAACTTAAAATCTTATTTAGATTTTAATACTTTTTTAAAAATATATTCTGATTATAAATTTGAATTGTCGGACATTAATCTTAAAGATATCTCTGGTTGTATTAATACTGAGGAACGTTTTATAGACGCAAAAAAAGCTAAGTTTTTTTTTGAGGAGGTATTAAATGGATTAATAGTATATGAAAAAATTGATAAAAAAAGATTAAAAAAACTATCAAAAAATTTTGATATTGTAGTGGATTGTACTAATAATGAAAACGAAATAATTAAAGAAAATGTATTTTATGAATTAACAATATCTTTGATTTATGAAAAAAATAATGAAACCGATTTTGATTCTTTAACTCTAGTTGATGGAAAATTATTTTCATTGTTCCCATATACAAATAATCAATATACATTAACCGATGTTGAATTTACTCCGATTAAAAAATTTAAAACTTTTAAAAAAATTCAAAACTACCGAAAAAAAATAGACTCTGTTTATATAGAAAAAATAAGGGAGTCAATCGAAAGTAAAGTACTTGGGTATTACCCATCTTTTAATAAAGACTTCACATATAAAGATTATTTTTTTTCGACTAAAACAAAGACAGAAAATTTATCTGACTCAAGATACCCAATAATTAAAAAACAAGGTAATATTATTTCTTGTTTTACAGGTAAAATACAAGGTATCTACATAATAGAAGAATTTTTAAAAAAAATAATATCTCAATGAACATTTTAATTGGTCACACAGGTTTAATTGGTGAAACTCTACAAGAAAAAATAAATTTTGATTTTGTATATAATACAAACAATATTAACAATTTTGACAAAGAAGTATCTGACGGAAATAATTTATGGTTATCTTGTCTACCGGCAACCAAATGGTTAGTAAATAAAAATTTACAAAAAGATATTCAAAATATTAATTTTTTAATTAATATATTAAATAAAAAAAAATATAATAATATTTTTTTATTTTCCACAATTGACGTTTACAATAATTCACCATTATTAGTTAATGAAGACTACTATCCAAATATAAAAGAATTAAGTTATGGGACCAATAGATATTTTTTTGAGTTATTTGTTGATAAGTTTTTAGAATATAATAATTTAAAAATTTTTAGATTACCGGCTGTTTTTGGAAAAAAAATAAAAAAAAATATTTTATATGATTTAATCAATGGAAATCAAATTAATAAAATAAAAATTAACTCTTTATACCAATGGTATAATTTAGAAAATCTTTATAAAGATGTTTTATTTTACGATACAAATTATCGTGACGATAAAATTTTTAATTTTTTTAACGAACCTATACCAACAATTGAAATTTTAAATTTTTTTCCCGATTATATAAATCAAGTTGAAAAAAACGATATTCCTATAACGTACAATTGTACTACAAAATTTAAAAAAAATGGTTACTTTAATAGTAAAGAAGAAACTTTAAAGGAAATTAAAAAATTTATTGATGAATTTAGCATTAAGTAATTTAGCCTGGGATTATGACAATGAATCTGTTTTTGAAAAATTAAAAAGTTATAATATCGATTTAATTGAATTTGTTTTTACAAAACTTTTTGATTGGGAGACTTTAAATGATGATTTAGTTTACGATTTTTTAAAAAAAATTAATTCTCACAATTTAAAAGTAAAATCCGTACAATCATTATTCCATAATGTTAATTGCAATACTATTTGTAATTATTCTGTAGTTATTCCTCATTTTGAAAAACTAATACATTATTGTAAAATTTTATCCTGTGAAATTTTAGTTTTGGGGTCGCCTAATTTAAGAAATTTTAATAATTCATCAAAAAATGATTTAATCAAGACTTTTTTAACATTAGATAATATGTTAAACGATACTAATATTCAAATCTCAATAGAACCTAACTCTAAAATATATGGTGGTGACTTTTTCTTTAATAATTTAGAAATAATTAATTTCATTAAAGAAACCGGATTAAAGAATATTACAACTATGATTGACACACATAATTTAATTAATGAAAGTCTTTCACCTGAAAAAGAATTAATAAATAATTTTAAATTTATCAATCATATACATATATCTGAAAATAATTTGGGACTCTTAAATGATATTAAATTCCATGAAAGTTTTTCAAATTCTTTAAAAAAAATAGGGTATAAAAAAATAATAACATACGAAGTAAAAAAACAAATTAATGTTTGGGATAGTGTAAAATTATTCACAGAAATCTATAAATAAATTAAAAATTTATTATATTAATACAATGTCATTAACAAATAAAATTATAAATTTCACACCGACAGGAACTCAAACTACAAGGGAAAACTCTTTCGCACCTTTAACTCCAAATGAGATTATTGAGGAAGTTCATAACGCATATGAATTGGGTATCACCGTCACTCATATACATGCAAGAGACCCTAAAGATTTATCTAATACATATAGAAAAGACGTATATGGTGAAATTATTACAGGGATAAGAAAACATTGTCCTGGTTTATCTATTTGTGTTTCTTTAACAGGAAGATTACATCCTGAATTCGAAAAACGTTCTGAGGTATTAGAACTTTATCCTGATATGGGTTCTCTAACAATGTCATCCCTTAATTTTCCAAAATCATCATCCGTGAATGAACCTGATATGATTTTAAAGTTAATCCAAAAAATGGATGATTATGGTGTTATACCTGAGATTGAGTGTTTTGATAGTGGTATGATAAATTACACAAACTATCTAATTTCAAAGAATATATTAAAAGGTCCTCATTATATTAATGTTATATTGGGTAATATATATAACGCACAATCTGACATTTCAAGTATTTCATCAATAGTGAATAATCTACCAAAAAATTCTATGACTTGTTTAGGAGGAATCGGTAAAGACCAATTGAAATGTAATATGATGGGATTACTATATTTTGATGGATTAAGGATTGGTCTTGAGGATAATCTATATTATAGAAATAAGGAAAAGACAACCAATATTGATTTATTAAAAAGGATTCATACTATTATGAATGAGATGGACTTAAATGTGTTATCACCATTAGAGTTCAAAAAATTAGGATATGGAAACAAAACAAATAATCACACATAATACAAGAGTTGCAATTATGCAACCGTATTTTTTTCCGTATGTAGGTTATTTCCAAACAATTAAAAACTGTGATGTTTATGTAAATTTAGACCATGTATCATTTAAAAAATCAGGATATATGACTAGAAATGTTATTAAAGACAATAACATTATAAATGTAGAGATTAATAATGCGAGTTCAAATAAAAGATGTACAGACACTAATGTTTTATTTAAAGGCAACTACTTTAGAAAATTTAAAAATAAACTTTATCATTTGTATTCAAAAAACGAAAATTACGAAATAGTAATAGAAAAAATTATTAATCCTATTTTCATTCCACAAGAAATCACAATATCACAATTCAATTTAAATATTATAAAAAAAATTTGTAGTTACTTAGACATTAAAACCAAAATAATTGATAGTAGTTGCGAAATTACAGATAAAAAAAAAGAGTTCGGAGTAATCGAAATAGTTAAATATTTTAATGGAAATGAATACCTAAATTCGATAGGAGGCAAGAATTTATATTCTTTCGATAATTTTAAAGAAAATAATATAAAATTAATTTTTATTCAAGGTAAAAATTTGGATTTTAGTAACCCTTACACCTCCATTTTAGATTTATTATTCACCCATAAAAGAGAGTTAATCATAAATAATTTAAATAAATTTGATTTAGTTTATGAATGAAATAACGATAGTCGGTTTTACTCAACCCCACTTTTTAAGTATATGCGACATACTAAATTCGTTATATTTAACCCCCAAAATTTATTTATTTGATAATCAAAAAAGGTATTCTAATGGATTGGAATTTATTGATTTTGAAATTGTGGATAATTTAATAGACAAAAAAAATCTATTATTATGTTTTGCTAACCCAAAGGGTAAATACGATTTAATCAAAAAACTCGGTTTAAATTCTAAATCATTTATTAATTTATTTCATAAATCTTCTGAGATATCGAATTATAGTTATTTTGGTAGTGGAATAAGAATTGAACCTTTAGTTTGTATCGCCAATAATACGACTGTGGAAGATTATGTTAATATTAATAGAAATTCATCAATAGGACATGATTGCTTTATCGGTAAATATACATCAATAAATCCTTCTGTAAGTATTTCAGGTGGAGTTTATGTTGGGGAGAGGACTCAAATAGGTATTGGGTCTAAAATAATTAACAATATAAAAATAGGGGATAATGTTTTTATTGGTGCTGGCTCTGTTGTAACAAAAAACATACCAGATAATGTAGTGGCCTACGGCAATCCTTGTAAAATTATTAGAGAAAATGTCTAAAAACGCGTATAAAATAACAGAAGAATTTGAGTCTAAAATTTGCGACTATACTGGAGCACCATATTGTGTTGCATTAGATAATCAAAGTAACGCATTGTTTCTTTCTTTATATTATGAAAATATTAAAGGTAAAGAAATTGGAATACCTAGTAGAACATACCCATCGGTTCCTTGTGAAATAATTCACGCCGGCGGAAAAGTTAAATTTTTAAATTCGGAAGGGTCTACATTAAAAGGGGCCTATCAACTATACCCTACTAAAGTTTGGGATAGTGCTTTAAGATTTACTGCGGATATGTATATACCAAATACACATATGTGTATTTCTTTTACAGGACCTTACAAACATTTGAAATTAACTAAAGGCGGGGCAATTTTGACCGATGATGAAACCGCTTATAAATGGTTTAAAAGAGCTAGATATAGTGGTAGAAATGAATGTTCATACCACGATGATTACTTTGATATGTTAGGATGGAATTTTTACATGATACCTGAAATATCCGCCAGAGGTTTATTATTGATGAATCAATTTTATGATTATAATGGTAATAAAAAAGTTAATGAAGATATAGAATTACCATACCCTGATTTATCAAAATATAAAATATACAGTACCTAAAATGTTACATATAATTACACCTTTATATAGATTTGACAATTTGGAATTAATTTACAATTCAATATTGATGAATGACGATATAACTTGGCATATATCAAAATCTAATAGAAGAGAAGATTTAAATAACGATTTTATAAACGATGATAAAAGAATTAAAATATACAATGTGGATTGTGAAGATACTGAAGCGTATAAAAAACGTAGAGAAGTTTTATCTAAAATTAAATCGGGTTATTTTTGTTTTTTAGATGATGATACATTATTTCACGAAAACATATATATAAAGTATAAAGAATGTGAAGAACAAAATTTTATTGGTATGATGGTTGGAGAACAATTGGATTACGATAATAAAATAAGACTAATTGCTAGTAAACCTATTTTTAGACACATTGACACTGGTAATGTTTTATCACATTATTCTTGTTTGTCCGAATGTAGATGGCCGGAATCCCATATACCAAAAGTGAATCAAAAAGATTTTTTATTTTGGAATTCAGTCTATGAATTCTATGGAAAAAAATGTGCGATTTGGAATCAACCAATATCGTACTATAATAAATTAAACCCAAAACAAATATATGGTACAAAAAAAGAAAATCACCTCAAGTAACAGTGATGAACCGAAAAAAATCTTTAATAGGAAAGAATTTATCATTGAAACTATTAAGAAAAAATCCAAAGAAAAATATCTTTCCGAGAATCAAAAGAAATATTATGACATTCTATGTAAAAACCAAATAACAATTTGTTCAGGACCTGCTGGCGTTGGTAAAAGTTACATAGCTATGAAGGCGGCTTTGGATTTGTTGGCGGACCCTAACAACCAATATGAAAAAATTATTATTGTAAGACCCGCGGTTGAAGCGGAAGAAAAATTAGGTTCTCTTCCTGGTAATGTAGAAGAAAAATTAGACCCGTATATATTCCCATCTTACTATTTGATGAATAAAATAATCGGGAAAGAGGCTAGAGAAAGATTAAAAGAAAATGATATCATTGAAGTCTTTGCATTGGCGTATATGAGAGGTATGAACATTGATAATTCAATTTTAATATTTGAAGAAGCACAAAACGCCACTCCAAATCAAATGAAACTTCTATTGACAAGGATTGGATTTAATTCTAAATTTTTAATATCAGGTGATTTAGAACAAACCGACCGTTACAAAGATAAAACTCACAGTGGGCTTTATGATGTTATTAAAAAATTCAAAGATGTTAACGATATTGGTGTATTTGAGTTCGGTGATGGTGATATCGTTAGAAATCCTTTGATTACTAAAATCTTGAAAAGATACGAAGAATGAGAATTGGAATTGAAATCAACGGTGTATTAAGAAACACCATAGGTAAAATCGAACAAACTTATCAAAAATTTATGATTGATAAGACTGAAGGTATTGAAGATGAAAATTCATTTGAATATAAAATGAGTTTACCTGTTACAAGTTTGAATTTGTCTGAACATTTCACATTTCAAAACGAAGAAGAACTTTATTCATTTATTTACGAAGAATTTCCTATGGAAATTTTTGGTCATGCACAATCAACAGAATACACAACATTCAACGATTTAAATGAATTATATGTAAAGTTAAGAGATAACAACGATTTAACTATTGTTTCAGATGAAATGGGTAAATCAAAACCGGCATCTTTATTTTTCTTATCAAAGTTTGGATGTCTTTTGGAAAAAGTAAAATTTTACAGTAATCATACAATAAATTCTATGTGGGATGAAATAGATGTTTTACTTACTTCGAATCCTACCTTATTATTGGAGTGTCCGTCAAATAAATTTATTATCAAGTATGAGACGGAATATAATAAACACATAAATTGGACTCACTCAATTACAACATTAAAAGAGTTAGAACAAAAACTTAAAGAAATGGAATTATGTTAAAAATATTAGGAGAACATTATTTTTTGGACTTGGACGCTATTGAAGACTATATCAATATAGAACCTCCAATGATTAACTCAGGCGTCGCTGAAAATCACATCAGTGTTGTAAAATATGAAATGGTTAAAATGTTAACTGACACAATATTAACCGAAAACGACGATTTAGATGAAACCCTAGGTGCTAAAACAAGTGGTTTATCATTACCATTCAAAATCGCCTTTAACAGTTTACTGAATAAAAAATTAATAAACAAATACTAAAAATATGAATCAAGAACAAATTTCAAAAGTCGAAAAATCTATTGAAAACTTGAAATCAAAAAAATCAAGAATTTATTTGATTGTTCAAGACACAAAAGGAAATGCTAAAGCGTCTATAAGTTACATTTATAACTTAGCCATGACATTAATAAACGCAGGTTATAACGCAATTATTTTACATGAGAAACCTGATTACTCAGGAGTAGAAGGTTGGTTAGGTAAAGAATATATGGAAAAAATTCCTCACAAAGCAATCGAAGGTCAAAACTTAGAAGTTGCGCCTGAAGATTTTGTTATTATTCCTGAATTATATGGATTTGTGATGAGTCAACTGTCTAAATTACCTTGTGGTAAAATAGTGTTGTGTCAAGCATATGACCATATGTTAGAAACATTACAACCAGGTCAAACTTGGTCACAATTAGGTTTTATGAAATGTATCACGACTTCAGAATTCCAAAAAGAATTTATTGAAAATGTTATGAGAAACGTTTCTTTTGACATTTTAAAACCTTTTATTTCGGATAATTTTGAAAAACAAAGTTTACCTGCAAAACCAATAATTGCCATCCATTCAAGAGACCAAAGAGACGCAATAAACATAATTAAAACTTTCTATATTAAATTCCCTCAATACAGATGGATTACATTTAGAGACATGAGAGGTCTTTCTGAAAAAGAATTTGCTAGCACTCTTAAAGATTGTTTCTTATCTGTTTGGGTTGATGAAACAAGTGGTTTTGGAACTTTCCCATTAGAATCTATGAAAGTTGGAGTACCTGTTTTAGGTTTAGTTCCAAACTTATTACCAAGTTGGATGAATGAGAATAATGGACTTTGGGTAAATAATAAAAATCAAGTTGTTGATTTTATCGCCGACTTTTTACAAAATTGGTTGGAAGATAATGTTAAACCTGAATTGAAAGAGGAGATGTTGAAAACTGTTGAGAACTTATCAACAAAAGAAGAATTTGAAAAAGTTGCAATTCAACTTTTTGAAAGATACATAAACACAAGATTGACTTCATTTGAAGAACAATTATCTAAATTTGAAACAACTGAATAATATGGAAAATAACATTGAAAAATTTGACGTATCGGTAATATTACCAATAAAATCGGCAATGCCTTTTGGATTTGAGGATTACTTTAACAAATGTATTGAATCTTTAAAAACACAAAAAACTCAAATAAATGAATTAGTAATTGTTCATACAAATGAAACTACATTAGTTGAACATCTTAATAACTTTGATTTTGGTGATTTAAATGTTGTAAAATATGAATGGACTAAAGAACCTAATTTCTCAAAACAAATAAACTTTGGAGTTCAATCTGCAAAATCAAAGTGGATTTCAATTTTTGAATTCGATGACGAATACTCAAGTATTTGGTTTAAGAATGTTAATGAATATTCAAAAGTATATTCAGATGTTGACGTGTTCTTACCAATAGTTGTTGATACTGATGAAAAAGGTCTTTTTGTTGGTTTCACTAATGAAGCAACATTTGCTATGAATATTTCCTCAGAAATTGGTTTCTTAACAAATGAAACTTTACAACAATTTCAGAACTTTCAAATTTCAGGTATGGTTATAAAAAAATCTACCTTTGTTGATTGGGGAATGTTAAAACCATCATTCAAATTAACTTTTGGTTATGAATTATTTTTAAGGTTAACACATAACTCCGTAAAAATAATGAGTATACCTAGAATAGGTTATAAACATGTTAACTTGAGGAATGGTTCTATATTTTGGAATTACAAAAACGGTCAAGACGTTTTAACTGAAAATGAAGTTAAGTTTTGGATTGACTCGGCTAAGAAAGAATATTTCTTTATCAATGATAGAGCCATAACGTTTGAATCAAATGAAATTTGATGACCGAAAACTTAAATCTAACAGGTGATACTAGTGTTGATTTAAAAAAGAAAGGTAGAAAACCAAAACAAGCAAATTATTTTGATGTTCGAGAAGAATTGGCGGTTGTTAGATACTTAGAATCAACAACTTTTGAGGAAAAGAACAAAATCTACAACGATTTTTTGAGAAAACCATTAGACAAAATGATATCTTCCATAATAAGAAGATATAAACTGTACAGAAAAGATATGGATTTTTATGAAATCCATATCGACACACATTCTTTTTTGATGACTAAAGTTGATAAATTTAAACCATCAAAAGAAAAGAAAGCTTACTCATACTTTGGTACTATTTGTAAAAACTATCTAATGGGTCAAATTATCAAAGACCAAAAGGAAACAAATAGAAAAATATCATATGAAGATATCTCCACTAATTTGGAGAACAACCCTGAATATTCATACAGTATTGATACAGAATCTATAAGTTCAGAACAAATAATAAAAAAGTTTTTAGATGAATTAGATAAATTTATTAAAAGTGGAAACTTGACTGATAACGAAATAAAACTTGGTCATGCTTTGTACGAAATATTCGAAAATTACGATAATATCTTTATAGGTAGCGATAATAACAAATTTAACAAAAACATTATTCTTCTTTCTCTTAGAGATATGACAAATTTAAGTACTAAAGAAATCAGAAGTTCTATGAAAAAATACAGGACTATCTATTTTGACTTAATAGAAAAGATGGTTAAATAAAACCCTTCATTTAATATTTATAAAACATGGGAAGACCGGTAAAAAAAGAAATCAACTTAACAAAAGAATCCATATTATCTTTAATGCAAGAGATTTATAACGAATTAGTTGAACAAAGAAATACTGCAATAAGGATTCAAAATAAAATGTTAAGTATGATGAAAGAACCTGAAGACATGACTGTGTTAGGTCCGGTAATTGAAAAACAACAAAAAATCGTAAATGATTGCGTAGAAAAGAAATTAACCTTATCTAAGTTACAATCAGGCATTTGGGAAAAATCGAATGTTAGTAAAGAATCTTTTTCTATTTCAGATATAGATATGGACGATACGTTATTACAAAATTTGTTGGAAAAAGATTTGTCAAAAAAAGACGAACCATATAAATTAAAAAAATAATATTTTATGGCGTTAGATACTAATAGCGGATATGACGAAATAAAGAGTAAAATCAATTCTGCGAAAGCTTATAATGATTTAAAAGGTCAATACGACGGTGCGAAAAAAAGAACGGGAGATTCTTTAGAAAAATCCAAATCCGAAGTTACAACTCAGGTTAACCAATTAAAAGACCAACCAAAAGAATTCCAAAGACAAATCAAATCACAGTTTGAGGAATTGTTAGACATATCCAAAATAACAGGTGGTAAGGGTGCAAATACTATAAGTTATTTAAAAAGGATACTGATAAAAACAATAAATAAAATCAGACCTGAAATTGAGAAAATTTTATTGGAGGAATCCGTTAACGCTATTGGTTGTAGTCAACAACAAACTTACCAAGCAACTACAGGCGCTACAGGTGTCTATATTAAAGTTAGTTCAATAGATTTAAGGGGTAGTCTAAAGATAGACCCGGCAACAAAAGTCGGAAGAACCATGTACGAAAAACTCCCTGTTCAAGTAGGGATATATCCATTTTCACTTAATAAAGAATTATATACCAGAATTCAAAGTGGTAATCCATATTCTGTAGATAATGGTCAACTTTATACAGGTAGGTCAGGTCAACCTTTGTTTGACATACAATATTTTGATGTACACCCAATTACTTTAGTGCCTGGCGGATGGTTTAAAGTAACGTTAGTTAATAGAGCAAATAACATTAATAAAGTTATTGAATTTTTATCTGATTATTATCGTAGTATCACTATTACTGATTTTGTGAATATACAAGCGTCCATTATAGATTCTATATGTGGTGCAATATCAATTGAAGGCGATTTTGGTATTCAAAGAACCGATGACGCAACTAAATTATCAATAATTATCCAAAGAATTTTAGGTTTATGTTTTGATAATGCGAGAGAAATAGATGTTAGTGGTATTTCAAAACTTTCAGATGTTGATGGTATTGACGAATCATTTTTTGAATTTACCGATATTGATTTAAGAAATATTGAACAAACGGTAACTAACATTAAAAATGGGGTTGTTGAATTTCAAGATTGTGATAATGTAAAATTACCTGTCAATTCAGCTCAATTAGTAGATGCTTTAAATGAAATGTTATTTGTGGAAGACGAAACTGATTTAGAATCTTCAGCGGATAATTTAACTAATGTGTTAACAAGTAACCCTAGATGGCCAGGTTTTGGTTTGGCGTTTTCGGCAAATATAAAAGCATCGGTTGATTTTAATTTCATAAAATTAATTTGTGATGGACTTATTAGGGCTTTATTAACACCAAAAATTATTTTACCAATAATTGTTATGTTTAAAGCTATAAAAAGTAACCTATCAATGATATTTGATGCACAAACAGATGAAATTCAATCTTATATGGATTTTATAAAGAAATTCAAAAAATTTGTAACTCAATTAATTTCTAAAATAGGTGCGATTTTTGTTAGAGAATTATTTAATATAATTAAAAAAGATATTTTCAATTTACTACAGGCGATAATTAGAGATTTGGCTAGAGAAAAGGCCGATAAACGAATAGTAATGGTTTTAAAATTAATTCAATTATTAATAGTGGTGGCATCTTTTATTCGAGATTGGCGCCGATGTAAAAGCGTTATCGATGAAATTCTTCAGTTATTAACAATTGCAACAACAGGGTGGGGACAAGGCATACCATTACCATTGTTGTTTGCGTCAGGATTATGTGATGGGTATTCAGAAGCGAGAGCGTTTATGGGTACAATTGAAGAATATCAAAAAATCGGTATTCCTACAGGAGCAATGCCTGATGGTAGTCCAAATTTAGATATTCTAAGTAGATTTGGTCAAATGAAAGCGATGGCTAAAGAAGACGCCGAAAATGGTAAAGTTCAAGTCGCTATACCACCGTTAGCCGTACCACCATGGGGTGTTTCATTACCAAGTAGTGCAAATGGAAAAAAGTTTTAAGTTATGGGAAAAAAAGAAGATTCAGAAAAAGTTTTAAAAATTATCAAAGAATACAAATCCTCACCAAATAAAGATTTAACATTTGCTATGGATTTTATCCAAGAAGATTTTTCAAATACAAAAGAAAGTTTAATAAAATTAACTCATCATTTAGATAAATTAGAAAATACGTATAATTTATTATTAAAAGAATATAAGTTAAGAACAAATCCTAATGAGTAGTAAAGAAGACCATCAAATAATTTTTCCCGGTATTGTATTAGACGATAATGACCCTATGATGTTAGGTAGATTACGTGTAATACCTGAAACTAAAAATTATAGAGACATTATTGAATCAATTCCTGATTGGAATGAAGAATTAGATAAGTGGACTAGTAAAGACCCAATTGTTTTTTTACCATTACTTCCTTTTTTTGTTTATCAAACGCCAAAGATAAATGAATATGTCCATATAATTTATCAAAATAAAGATTTTCCATTTCAAAGTCAATTTTATATACAAGGACCTTTTTCAGACCCAAGAACTTCACCTTTTGAATACTATCAAGGGTCAAAAAAGTTTTTAGCGTCTGGTAATCGAATCATTCAAAATTCAAGTATAAAAAATACGGACGGCACCTATAAAGAATCTAAAAGTAAAGGTGTTTTTCCTGAACCCGGAGACAATGCGATTTTAGGTCGAGGAACTGCGGATATTGTTATAAAAGAAAACGAAGTATTAATCAGAGCCGGAAAAACTAACGAATTATCAAAAAATAGATTGCCTGTAGGTAATACTCTAAGGTCATTTCTTCAACTCTCAAATTTTACAGAAACAAAAATTGCTGGTGAACCTGAGACACGTTTCTCATTTACTGAAAATATAAATGTGGTAAAAAAAGTTATCATTTGGAATATTGATAATTTAGAAAATTTACAAGACAGTTTTAATGGAAGTGTTGGTTTATATAATGTTGTTCCAGGACCTTTAACAAATACCTCAACATTTAAAGACGGGACTATTACACAATTAAGTGTCGGAACAAACTACACAGGACCACTGGAAGAATTAAGGTTTTTTGCCACACCGGCAAGTGAAGTTGTTAATTTAATTAATAAATTCATTAGAGGTTTATTTGAAAGTTATTTACAAATAACAGGTTATACTGTTAACAGTCAACAGAATTTTACAAATGGTTTTCCGTTTGTGGTAACGCCATCTAAAATAACTTATCAAAGAGGTAATCCTTCTTTAGACGTTAACTCATTTAATGATGTTAAAGAAATTATTAATTATTTATATTTTTATACTAAAATAACATTAGATTTAGGTACTTTAGAAACTGGTTTTTTTGTCACCCAAGGTAACAATCAAGGTAAACCTGAAGTGGGACCTCAAGGGAAATATAACAAATCAACAATATACCCTGCGGATTATACCGCAAGCAATATTACTTATGGAATTTTAGGAGGTCAAAGACTTTATTTATTGTCCCAAGATTCATCAGGCCCTAAAGGTGCGATAAATCTAAATGAAACTCTTTACGGTATATCACAAGATAAATTTATAGGTGATGAAAAGAGTATTTTAAATATTACATATCCTATGGTTAGGGGTGATGAGTTAATGAAATTACTTCAAAAGATTTTTTCATATGTAATAGGTCACGTTCATCCTACCGCAACAATGCCTCCAGTTCCTGTAGCCGCGGGTAATGGACAAACAACCGCAGAAATTTTGGCAATTTTGGCCGACGCCAATAATACAATCTTAAATCAACAAATCAGAATTAATTGATATTTATAATTAAAAGTTATAAATGTCAATAAATAATTCGTATTTCAGTAGAAATAACACAATAATTTCCAATAGTTTTACTAACACGGGTAGGAATCCTGTGACAGAACTTTTTTACGGCGCTACCGCTTTTTCACAAGCCTTAAATGGTCATTCTCGTTTTATATTTAATTTAGATTTAACTCTATTAAAACAAAAAATATTTGATGGTACAATTACAACAGGTTGTACTGACACATTGAAACATATTTTAAGGATGACAAACACTTCAACTTTTTCCCCTGAAGATTTAAATACTCAAACATCACAACTAAGAAGAAGAGCGACATCTTTTGATTTGATTCTTTTTAGAATTCCTTTTATTGACGATAATCCTAATTTACCCCAAATTTGGGATGAAGGTGTTGGGTATGATTTTGCGGATTTGAAGTATGAAATAACGTACGACAAAAATTTTTCTGATAGACCTTCGAATTGGTATCAAACAACTACCATAGGAACTTGGACTGAACCAGGGATTTATAGTAATACAAACCAAGGTAATGTTAATTACAGTGCTCTTACCATAGTTGATGTACAACATTTTGAATTTGGAAATGAAAACATTTCATTTGATATGACAAATGAAATCAACTCAGTTCTTAATGGTACAATTGAAAATGTTTCAGGATGGGGTATTGCCTTTGTTCCACAAGTAGAAAACTTAACAGGACTAACTGAAAACTATGAGGTACAATTTTTTACAAGACACACTCAGACATTTTACGAACCGTATCTTGAAACAACATATAACGATTTAATAGATGATGATAGGAATTTATTTACATTAGGTAAAACTAATAAGTTATACCTTTATTTATATGAAGATGGAAATCCTATCAACCTAGACCAAACACCTTTAGTAGATATATTAGATAATACAGGAGACCCTATTCAAGGTTTGACAGGTTTGACAACTTGTCAAAGAACTCGTGGAGTTTATGAAGTTGTAATACCACCTTTGGCTGGTTATAAAACCCCTTGTACATTTTCTGATAAATGGTATAACTTAAAATTAAATAATACAAGTCTACCAAGTATACTTAATGACTTTACATTATATCCATTCAAAAATTCTATTCAAATAGGGACTACAAGTCAAGAACCAAAAATTTATGGTTTTGATTATTATGGTATTAAACAAGATGAAAAAATCTTTAATACCGATATTAGAAAAGTTGGTGTTGTTATAAAACAAGCTTATACAACACAAAAACTTTTACAAAAAGTTGATGCCAAATATAGAGTTTATGTTAGAGAGGGTCAAACAGAAGTTCAGGTTCAAGATTGGACTCAAATAAATAAAACACCTAACGAGTACTATTTTATTTTTGATACAAGAGATAAAATACCAAATGAATATTATATTGATATTCAAGTTATAAGTACTGGTGAAGTCAATACATATAAACGACAAATTAAGTTTCAAATTGTCAATTACAAATAAACAAAATAATTAAAAATCAACATGCCAGCAACAAGTGCAAATACAGAAAATACAGTTTGTGTAGAATGTTCCGGAAATACTGTAACAGTTATCCCTCCACATCCAACATGGACTGATAATCAAGGTAACGATGTAATTCAAATGAACGCAATAACATTAGGTGGGCCTAATGGATTAAACAACTAATAATATGGCATATTATATTTTAACAAGTTGTATAAGTAAGGATACGTATGTTGTTGATTTTGGGACTAACACAGTTAACATAGGCGAGATTTGGTCTTTTAAAAGCTCAATACCGGGTAGTCAATTATTGTGCGGTGAGGTGCTTGAAGAAACCGATATTACACCATCATACAATTCATACTCTCTTTATTCTGATTGTTGTAGGTGTTACTTGGACAATAATTATCAATCTTTCAAATTTTTAGATTGTGATGGTATAACAGAATATTACGTTTCAATTCCTATTTTTTGTGTAGGTTTTGGTAGTACTCCAATTGTTGAAGGATACTACAAATTTTATACCGACCCCGCGATTTGTGCCCAATTTGTCGATGTATCCACTAACGACCCTGACACAAATATGACTCCGTCAACTGGTCAATTTGAAGATTGTTTAAGTTGTAATAATAAATGGGAAGCAATTGATTGTGTTACTGAAGAAATTTATAATCTTGATTTTAGTTTTAACTTTAACGTTAATCCTGGTGAAGTTTATTCTTTAATGGTTGATGAAAACATTAAATGCGTGTCTTTAGAAAATTTAGTTGATAGTCCAACAGGGATTACCGTAAACGAATATTTGATAACTTGTGTAGAATGTTATATAGCAAATGGATTTCAATCATTGAAATTTGTAAACTGCGTTGATAGTTCAGTTTATATTGTGGACTTATTAACCTTCTACAATACTTATTCATTTATACCTACCTCCAATAGTGTTTACGAATTATACGTAACTAAAAACAATCAATTTATTAATAATTGTTTCACATTTACTGAAGTTGTTACAGATGTATTTGATAGTACTGTTGATACGATAGTTTTAGAATATGGAGACTGTATTACTTGTACTTCTCCAAAAAGTGCAAATACTGAAAGTACTGTTTGTGTTATTTGTTCAGGAAATACTTTTACGGTATCTCCACCACATCCTGTATGGACGGATAATCAAGGTAAGGCAGTAATACAATTAGATGCCATAACTTTAGGAGGAAATGGGCTAAACTCATAAAACAATATATTTATAAGAGATATGAAAAAAATTATAAAATTAAAAGAATCCGAAATCGCTCATTTAGTTAAAAGAGTGTTAGAGGAACAAGATTATACCGCAGACCCTGAAAGAGGTACTGAACCAAGAGAAAAAGATATTAAATCAATGTTTGGAAAAAAATACGGTCCTTATATTCCAAACGATGTTATTCGTTATTTAAGAAAAAACCCACAACAAATTTTTAAAAAATTATATGAAATTTATGGTGAAAAATCTTTTGATTATTTAAATAATGCTAAAGGTAGTGAAGACATAATGGAATCTCATGATGCTGAAAGTTCTAGATATATGTTCTTTTCAAACTTAGAACAAATGAATAGACAAACTGAACTATTAATGGATTTAGACCCGTCTCAAGTTGAGGGTATTTTGGAAAACGGACATGATTGGGCTCAAGACCATATTGCTGAAGCTAAAAACAACATGGACCAAGTGTTTGATTTTCTTATGAATGAAATTAACGCTCCACATGATGACATGATGGATGACAATAACTATATGATGGAATCAGAATTGTCTGAAAAGAAAAAAAAGAATGTTCCAACAAATCCTTCACTATGGCAAAGTTGTTTGAGTTGGGCAAAATCAAGATATAAAGTCTGTCCAAGTGCTTATTGTAACGGAGCCGCCGCTAAAAGATATAAAGAAAAAGGTGGTAAATGGAAAAAAAAATAAGTGGTTAATACCACTTTTTTTTGTAAATTATAGTATACCCATATATTTATTAATATGGATATACAAAAAAAATGTTCTGTTTGTAACATAGAAAAATCTTTAGATAGTTTTTACAAATCACAAAGGGGTACAAAGTGTATTGATTGTGTACTCAAAGTGACAAGAGAATATAAACGAAAAAAAAGATTAGATTCTAATTTTAGAAAAGAAGAGGGTAAAAAACAAAAAGAAAGAAGAATAAGATTGTGGCAAAACACATTAATTCATGATTCTAAATATAGAGGTATCGAAAATAATCTGACTGTAGAAATAATTAATAAAATTTATAAAAAACAAAATGGATTATGTTGTTGGTTTAATATACCTTTAATACCAACAACTATAAGGAAACATCCGCAACAACCTTCAATTGACAGATTGGATAGAAATAAGGGTTATACTGAAGATAATATTGTTCTTTGTTGTTATTCGGCAAATATAGGAAGAAATGAAACCGATTTGAATGTCTGGTTAGATTTTTTAAAACTGTTGAATTTGAAATAATTTTTTTTGATTATAATTTAATTATTCCTATATTTGTGTTATGAATTTAAGTAAACCAACACTGAAACATAAATTTGTTAGATTTTTTCAAAAGACAGCACTTAAAATATTCAGAGCAAGTAATTTAGAAAAAGAACCAAAAGGTGAATTCGAAAATGAATGTTTATCTATCTGTAAAAATTTAATCAACAAAGAAAACTCAAAACTTTTAATTTCGCCCATTTCAGGTAAAAGATACATCAAAAACGATGAAAAACAAATTTTCATTATTATTGAAATAAAACAATTAACAATAGTAAATCATAATTACAGTTATAATATTGATATACTTCCAAAGTCTTTTGACAGATTAATTCATATGTTTGATAACGAAGTAGAAGTTAGAAGACAAAAAATGGAAGATGAGATTAGGTCAAACGTAAAACATTCATTAACTAACATTTATCACAACATCGTAAATGAAAAAGTTTAAGTCATTATTTTATATTGGATTTTTTGTTTTGTTATCTCCAATCATTATAGGTTTGTTCATGTTTATATTGAGTAGTATAAGTGAAAGTTATGAAAAATTTCCTAAAGAAGAACATATAATTGTATATGATACAATTAAGGTAAAAGTTCAAGAAAAGGTTTTTGATACTGTAAAGGTGGAAAGAATAAGATGGGTTGAAAAAACCAAACCTGATTCTCTCAACCCATCAAAAGAAAATATTATAAATTAAGCTCTTTTAGCTTTTGCCGTTTGTCTTTGAATTAAATATAGATGTCTATTGTTAAACAGAACAGTTGGTGGTAAAATTGTAATGCACATTTTATGTAAAGATTTTACAAAAATTGACAATGAAGTTTACGGATGGTTTGACCCTGAAGTAGAAGTTAAATTAAATGGAAACCCCCTTAAATAAGGGGTTTTTTTATTTCTTTCTTGGTTTATAAGATACCATTTTTGGTTTGTTCCCCGTTCCTGATTTAGGATTTGTTTTTTCGGCTCTTCTTTTTTGAGCACATGCTGCCTTTTTTTGTGAATCACTCATTTTACCTGCAACTCCCGCAGCTCTACATTTTGGATATGCCTTATCTGTAGCTTCACTTCTCCCACATGGTGGATGTTTACCATCAACTTTTTTACAGATATTAACCCACGGTCCTTTTGGTTGTTTTGAGCCTTTTGGTTTTTTCTTAGTTCCAAACCAAACCGCCAAATCTTCGTTTATCTTTGTTTGTTTTTTTCCACCTGCGTCATGGGTTGGGATATCGTAACTTCCGTCAGGATTTTTTTCCCAAACACCAACTTTAGTTAAAACATTATCTTTTAATTTAGAATTTTTACTTTTTGTATTCTGTGAATTTTCAACTTCGATATCAAATGGTTTTAATTGTTTTTTCCATTTTTTCAAACCTAACTCCATCGGTCCGTTATATAAACCGGCAGTAACTGATGAATTTGATTCTCTTAAAACCTTCTTTATTAAATTTCTTAATTTTGTTTCTTTTTCAACACTAACTTCTTTTAAAAATAAATCATTGGTAACTTCAATCCATTCTGAAACTTGTTCTTTTCCTTTATTAAAGAAAGCCACTTTTGGTCTTTCTGCATATCTGGCCTTTTTAGAACTTGTATCTATGTTTGTCTTATCTTCATCAGAACCTATCTTAATATTAAACGGAGCTAATGAATCCTTACTCCATTTTTTTTCTTTTGGTTGTAATGGCATTCTAAATGAACCCGAAGAACTATCTCCCGTTGCCTCATTAAGATTTTTATAAAACTTTTTCATATATTTATAAATATCGATACCTTTTACATTTTATGAACAATTTTATTATTAATTTACCACCAATCCAATGTTATATAAGAAAAGAATACTTATATGATTTTCAAAAAGGATTTGGTGAATTAACTCCTTGTGTATGGGTTAGTGCAAAATCAATTAAAGGAAAGGCTCTTTATATAGAATCACTATTAACTGACTATGGGGCTCTTTACGACAAACTACCAATATCTGCTTACGTATGGAAACCATTAAAAATTGAAGATAAAGATTATCCTCTTGATTTTCTTCAAATATGGGACTGTTTGTCTTACGACATTACTATTCTTCAAAAAGATACTTTAAAAGGTCTCAGATGTGGTGTATACATGAAAAACAAAGAAACTGAGATGGGTGAGTACATGTTTACTATTGATTCTTGCAATTCAAATCCTAATTTAATTAATACAACATTATCTGAAACACCAAACGAACACAAATCATATAATGTCATTAGGTTGGACAATGGACAATTTGCCGCTCAACCTAATAACAGAATAAAATGGTTTGACCAAAGTTTGATAAGTCACGAAACAAAGTTTCCTGATTTTAAAGTTTCAACCCATGAGTTTACTTGTGAAAAAGGTGAAAAGTGGAGTTCAGGTGATGAAACTAATTATTTTTACGAAATTAAAGAAAAATGAAAGAAGAAGAATTATTTGGAAAACTTTTTGACTCAGTTCCATTATATAATGAAGAACATTTAGATGTTCTGTTAAAAACAATGGACAAAGAATCTGCAACTTATTTATTAATACAGGCAGTTAAATTGGCATATCATAACGGAGCTTACAGTATCGGTGAGGCTGAAGTAATATCAAAAGCAATTAGAACAATCTCAAAAAAAGAAGGTAAAACTGAAGAACCTTCAAATTAGAAAGGTTTCATTGATTTAGAATCAACAACTTGAGATATATTGAATAAATTTTTCATATTTATTTTATAAATATCTTTATCTCTTAGTTTTTTATTATTTTTTCAATTCTATCACCACACTTTCTCAAGTATATCCCACTAACAACGTCTTCTATTTTTATTTCCCTACCCAATAAATCGTAGTACTGATATTCATTACATTTCTTTTCACTCTTTGATGTTATAACAATAATTGAAGAATTTGTTTTTGTTCCGTCATAATCAGATTGAACTAGTCTATAATAATTTGGTGAATCCTTAATGTATGAATAATCTTTATATTCATAAAATATTGAAAGTTGACTTGTACCAGCACCTTTTCTAATCTCAATAGTTTCCCAATCAAACCCATCCAAACTTCTTTGAAGTGTGAAATAATCATTATTTTTTTCCGTTGCCGTAACCCAATTTATTACATTATATTCTTTGTTGTTATACCCATCAAAAGACATAAGTTCAATTGGTAATATTTGACATCCAACACCTGATGTTACATTAAGAACAAAATTACCATAGGTTAATGTATTAACAAAATACCCAACTGAGATAAAATAAGTTGTTCCGGTAACACTACACCAATTAACCGTAGATTTTGTCGTACCTGTTCCACAAACACCATCATCGTCATTACATACAATCTCCGTCATTGAATTTAAGCTAGCACAAGCTCCTGTATAAACTCTAATTTCGGTATCATAATTAGTCGATGCGTTACACGTTGTTGCGGTATAAGTTGTTCCATTACCCAAGACACTATACCATAGATTAGCCCCAAATGTACCACAACTTGTTGTTGAGGTTGGAACGTCAGAGGTTGAATTATTTGTACTTACAACAGGTGAAGTGAATGGAAGAGATGAAATGTTAATAGCATTTGCACAGTTATCATTTGGTGGTGTAACAACGACCGCACTTGGACATCCAATATTAAACGTCACATTACCTCCACCAGTTGTCTCTGGGTCTAACATAATATAATATTGAACGCCTTGGGTCAAACTAAACGGAATGCTTGACGACGCCCCCGTTAAATCATCAATACAAGTCCATCCTGTTCCACTACAACCTCCTGACACGGGTTTAAAGAAATAATCAATATAATTAAAACTAGCAGTTTGATTTATGGTATAAGTCCCCGTAACAGTTGGGGTAAAAACATATATTTTTTCTTGACCTGGTGTTGAAAAACCACAAGTGGTTGATGGTGGATTGTAACCCCCATTACCCGATAAAATAGTCCAATTGACATTTACTCCACACGTTATTGTTGGATAAGTTCCCGTACAAGGATTAAACGCAGGTGCTCCACAAACAACACGAAAAACCAAATTGGTTGATGCACTTAAATTGGCACATGAATAATTTGTTACAAGAATTGAATAAGGTCCACTTGTAACACAAGTCCAAACAATCGATGCCTTAGTTCCCGTACAAATAGGTCCGTTATCATCATTTGACGTAACCAAAATCGCACTTGCAGGATTTGTACCCGAATAAAGTCTTAAATAAGTGTCATTACTATTTATGCTTGTACATGTACTTAATGTATAAGTACACCCCGCAGTTGCGGTAAATGTCCAATATCTTTTAGCACTTGCAGCTCCTGTAACACTTTGATTTACCCCCGTTGGTGTAATATTTCCCATATTAACCAATGTGGTCTGAGAACAAAATTGTCCCTTTAAATAAACCGATAAAAGAACAAGAAGTGTTGTGATTATAAATTTTTTCATAATGTCTTTTATTATAAATATTAAAGGAAAATATATATTGTAAATTAAAAAAAACCTTGAAAGACGTATTTGGACTACTTCAACAATTTTTTATCAGTTTTCAGATAATTATGATTATGAATGATGAGAAAAAACTAGAAAGAGCTCTTAATATTTTATTTAAAAAAAAGTACCCATTTATAAAACATATTGATGTTTTAAAATTAAGAATTCATTTTAGTGACCTTATAACCGACATTAATATTTACATAGACTTTGATTTCTTAAAAGAACATGTTAATTTTGATTGTTACGATAACATGTTAATCGATGACATTATTTTCTTATCACTTTGGTCGTATAATTACTGTTCAGATGAAGAAGGAAGAATTGATGAAAAAGAAATGAAAGAAACCGTATTTTCTTTATATAAAATGTTATCTCTCACCTATTGGGAAAAAATTTATAATTCAAACATTTCCGTTAGCGTATTAATTGAAAATCCGAATTTTAAGGAGCAATAAAAAACCCCACCTTTGTTTAAAAGTGGGGTTTTTATTTTTATAATTAAAAATAGTTTTGTATATTTGTATTATGAAACAAATTATAACACTTTTTTTATTATTAACATTTTGTTATGTAAAATCACAAAAATTATCTAAATTAGATTCAACAGTCCTTAACAAACTTGATTGTGAGGTTATATCAACTTTAATTGAAGAAAAGATTAATAAGTTAAGAGCCGATTCAGGATTACAAACTTTAACACTTAATATAAAATTAAAAAAGGGGGCGTTAACAAACTCAAAAAATAGCGTTAAATACAATACCGTAGTTCATACTCAAAAAGGAAAATTTAGTGAAATTACCTTAATGTTTGCTAATGTTTTATCGGTTAAAGGATTAACAAACGAATTTCTAGCTAAAATTTTTGTAAGTGAATGGTTGGACTCTCCACCACATAAAAAACTTATATATCAAAAAGATGTTAAAGAATTTGGTTGTGGTACTGTTTTTGAAATTAGAAGAGAATCATTTAATTGGGTATATTTTTGGTCTTCAGTTAGATTTCATTAACGTTAAAATCTTGGACAAGCATCCATAATTGAATTTTTCATTCCACCTGAAATTAACTTTAAAGAAAGTTTTGGGAATTTAATTTTTAAAGACCATTTGGTCGTTAAAAAGAAAATTTTATATTCGCCATAAGTAACTACTTTCTTTTCAGGTTGAGGGAATCTATATTCTTTACGTATAACTAATTGAAAATTGGCTTTGAAATTAAAGTATTTGTAAATTGAATAGTCATTAGGATTTTCCAAAGGATTACCGTAATTTTTAACCGACAAATCAAATAATTTTTTATATTCAGGAGAATCACTTTTAACATATCTTGGAGCATTTAATTTACCTTCAAATCTTAAATCAGCCATACTTTTTCCATTTGGAGGTGGAGGTCCTGAACTTCCATCTCCATTTTTTCCTGTATAATCAATCGCCCCTGGCAAAGTTTTATTTTTTTCATATGTATCCCCAAAAAGAACACCTTTTGAATTTAATAATTGAATTATTTTAGAGTACCCTTTTTCAGCTCTCATTTTTGAAAGAGATAAAAAGTTTAACTTTTCGGCTGGCTCAGTATTTGCATATCTACTTGAAGATGTTTCAACAATAACGTCAGTACATTCCCATAACATTACCTCAGATAATTCGGCAAATTGGGGATTTTCTTTAATAAATTCTTGTTTTTTTATTTCCAAACCTTTAATAATTTCATCAATCGATGAATCAAGATTCGCAGTTGGTTCAGTTGAGTTATCTTGAAATAACCCAGTAGGTCCTGTTAACGTGTTAACTTCGGCCAATTCTTTAGGTAGTTGATTTTTATCTACCTTATCTTCAGACACTTCTTCAGTAGTTTGTCCTTTGGAAATTGAAATTATTTTTATTTTTTTCTTTGAGCTTTCTTTTGCGTTGACATAACTTTCAAGAGCAAATTTTAACATAAAAACACCTTCAGATTGTTCAGGTGTTAATTCCTCTTTTGAAGAAATTCCTTGGTCAGCGTTTTTTTTCCATGTTCGTAAAATACTATTACCTCTACCTTTTTTATTTTTTCTATCAAATTCAGTAAATAATGAATCATAATTGTTTGAAATCAACCATTGTTTTGATTCACTAACACTCTCAGGAGTTATTTCTTCAGTTGATGCGGTTTTAGTATCACCAATCTTTTGTTTAGTTTTTTGAATTAACTGCTCAGAAACAACTCGACCTTTTTGATAGTCAAATAAAAAATTTATTCTATTTAATTCCTCGTTTAAAGAATTTTTCATGTTAACTTTCTAAATAAATATCTCAAAACATAAAAAAAATTAAATTCAGATTTAACTTCTCTTTATAAAATGTCAGTTAGTCCCGGTATTAAAATATACGGTACAAATAGTTCAATTTCAGTTATTGGAATAAATTAATTTTTTTAAAAATTGAGATATTTATATGTAAATAAAATTAAAAAAAAATATTATGAAAAAAGTTATAAGATTAACAGAATCAGATTTAATGAAACTTGTTAAAAGAATTATTAAAGAACAGGAATGGTCTGATGAAGATGAAACAGAATATTCGTCTATTGAAAAAGAATATAATGACGCAATTAAAAAAATGCCGACCTATAAAAAAAGTTGGGAAGATTATGACGATGACTCTGAAAAATTTATGACGGATTTTGATAAAACAGATTGGGAATCAATAAACCCTATAAGAGACAAATACAGAGAAAAAGGCAGAATGAGAAGAGAATTTAAAAGTAAAGAATGTACAAGTAAATACAAATCTTGTATGGAAAAAGGTTCTGAAAATATGTGTTTAAAACAATTCGAGGCTTGTATAAGAGGTTAATTTAATTTAAAATGTTAGAAACCCACTTCAAAAGAGTGGGTTTTTTTATTTATAACACTTTATTTGATTTTCTAATATTTTCTTCTCCCCACATTGGTTGAAGGTTAGATAGACTCCAACACTTCATAAACTCTTCATCACCGATTTCTTTTATGTTATATAATGAAATAGCTTTTATGTGGTCAACATGCCATTCCCCGTAATTATCCCACGTCATACCGTCTTTAAATTGGTTTTCTAAGTGAGATATTAATTCTTCAGGAGAGTACTTTAAAATGTCAAAATAATGACCGTTTTTTTCTACGTTACTTTCTTTTAATACTTGATAAATGGCAGTTCTGAAATTAGAGATTAGTTTATAGAGGGGGTCAGTATCCTTACGGTGTTTTTCATATTTACGTTTATAATCCCTATGTTTATCTATATTTTTTTCCCTCCATTTTTGGTGGTAAGTATTTAAATGTTCTCTGTTTTCTTTTTGCCAATCTGAAAAATACTCTAAAATTTTTTCTCTATTTTTTTTATAGTATCTTTTATTAGTCTCAGATTTACCACCTGTAAATTTTCTTCCTGATTTACCTACATTAACACCATTTTCTTTTAAAATTCTAATTATTACTGTTTTGTGAATTCCTATTTTTTTAGATATGGTAGGAGAACCTAACATTTCTTCATTATACATTCTAATTATTTCATTAATTGTATTTTGGTCTAAAATAATTTTTTTCATATATTATAAATATAACCATAATATCAATTGTGTCAATATAAATAAAAAAAAAGGTCAGATTTCTCTGACCTTTTTAGGATTTTATTTAAGATTTTGATTATCTCAATTCTCTTAAATCAAATGTACGAACACCATCAACGGTAATTCTTCCGTAGAAGCGGTTATTCACCATTTTTTTCGCGTAACGGGTCATAATACCCTTTATCGGTGTGAAGTTGAATGGATTGTACATTGTAGGAGTTAATTGTAATGGTACATACGGTGCGTAGATGTAACCAGTATCAAGTAACGATGTTCCTTTATGTCCGATTAACACTTGGTTAGGTGGGAAATAAGGGTCACGGTATACTTGGTAACGTCCAGCTAAAGTACCAACTCTTTCAATACCCATGTTGTATTGGTCTTGCTCAGGTGAAGCATTAGATACGTGGAAGTATTCTAAGTCATCAAAGATAGCAGAAACCTCACTTGATACAACAATCCAGTTAGCTCCACCACGAAGTGTTGACTTGTGGATTTGTGCTGACAATTGGTTAATTGCAGTAATCAATGTTTGATTCCAATCTTTCTGAGTGTAAGAAGTTGTTGAAGAAATTCTTCTCCATCCGTTGTAATCCCAACGTAAGTTCCAAGCCGCACCTTTACGTAAGTCACGTAAGATTTCACGGTCAATTTCAGCCGCAACTTGTTCAGATAATAAAGCCGTTAATTCAGCTTCAGCATCGATGTTGTGGAATGCCGCAACGTCTTGAGCTAATTCAGGAGACCATTGTGCTCTTAATTTTCTTTCAGTTACAGAAACAGTTACTGATTCTAAATCGAAAGAAACCTCACCAATTTTGTCTTCGAATTCTAATTCTTCATAACGTCTGAAAGCAGCGTAGAATGAAGTTGTTGTGTTAGCAGTGATTGTAGCTCCTGTATAACCATCTAAAGATGTTGCGTTACAGTCAGCACATACTGGACAAGATAAGTCAACTTCTAAATAGATACAACCGTTAGCATCACAGATGTTCTTAAATGAACCACCGTTACCTGCAGGATTGTTACCTGAAGCCGCTGGCCAATTAGTTTGAGTTGTATTACCGTAGTTAACGATACCTTTACCGTATTGTTGTGTTACCACACGGAACAATAATGGACCTGTAGAGATAGGACAAGGGTTACCATCTTGTGAAGATAAACCTGCTCCTGTGAAGATAATTAAATCAGATAAGAAAGATTCTGTATCCATTTCATTACCATCAGGACCGATTAATTTACCTGCTCCGCTATCAGCAAAACCACACATTTTGATGATGATTTTACGTACGTTAGTTGCAGTAGCGTATTCAGTTGTAGCTGAAGCTAAAGAACCATTTGACCATACTTGAATCTCAGTACTAGCAGTAATTGCTGACCAACGACCTTTTGAATAGTCAAATAAACCTGGAGGGTCTAAAGCAGCTTCATTTCCTTCGTAGAATAAATCGTAAAGGTTTTTAGCGTAAGGAGCACCACTTGTGTAACCAGCGTTTGGATTTCCAGGGTAGTTACCAGGAGAACCTACAGGTGCGTAGTGGTCACCACTTGATACATCACTCCATTGAGTGTTAGTTCCACCACTGTAACCTTGAATTTTTGGTACGAAGTAGAATAATTTACCGATAGGTAAGTTCATAGCTTGAACTGACACGATGTCGTTAGCTAATAATTTAGAGAACACACGTCTAACGATAGGGAATACAACAGTTTCGAAAGAACCTGATGAACCATCTGACGTAGCTTCATTGATTAAGAAAGATGCTTGGTTTTCATATAACTGAGCAACGTTCTCTTTTAGGTGACCTTTAAGGCCTTCTAGGAATCCTAATTTATCCCATTTGTTGATTGTATCTTCTTTGATAACTTTAAGGTGTTTTAAACCGATGTTACCAACAAGACCTGATTCTAATAATGCTCCCATTTTTTAGGTTTTTTGTTTTTTTTTTATTTTATTATTTTATTTTAGTCATTAAATCCTTCATTCTTAAGAATTGTGGATTTTCATAAGTTTTCGACTCAATTAAATTTACTGAACCTGTAGAAGGTGTTTTTTCAATTACACGTTCAACTGATTCGTTCATTGTTTGAGTTGAGGATGGAGACAATTCATCCTTAATTGTTTTATACAAGTTTTTCGATTCTTTTAAAGATTCAACTCCGTCAAATCTTCTTAAGATGTTGATTTTTTCTTGTTTTGAAGTAGAGTGTTCAGTGAACAAACGTGTAGCGTAAGCTAAGTTTGAGTTGAATACCGCAACTTCGTTTAATTTATTTCTGAAAACGTTAAGTGCTTTTCTGTACTCTTCGTTCTTTTCTCTTAAAAGTTCTAATTCTCTCGAATTTTCACTTTCTTTGATTGCGGTGTTAAATTTAGAGTGAGCTCTTGGTTTTGGTAAACCGCCTTTTCTAAACATCGAACCTGAACCTAAAGTACGAGACGCTTCTTTTGTTTCCATTTTTTTAACTGTTTTCTTTACGGGTCTCATTTTCATTTTCATGTTTTCACCTTCTTTGTATTCAAACTTAGCTTTACCTGTTCCCATTGTAGCGTTTCCTTTTTTCATTTTTGTTTTGAAACCACCACTCATGTTAGGTTTTTGATTAAATTTAAATTTAGGTGAACCCATTCCTACCCCTTTTGCTTTTACTTTCATTTTGGATTCGTTCATAGAATCTTCCATGTCTTCTTCTTCCATTTCTTCGTCAGATTCGTACATTTCTTCTTCATCCATTTCTTCTTCATCGAACTCGATTTCATAAACTACTTCTTCATTCTCCTCTTCCTCTTCTTCCTCTTCGTTCATTTCTTCATCATCTTCTGATTTGTCGAATACTTTTGAAACGATGTCTTCGATAGATTCTTCTTCGTACATGTCTGAAGTCATGTCCATTTCGTACATTTCTTCTTCCTCTTCTTCTTCGTACATTTCTTCCTCTTCTTCTTCACCTTCACCAACAATCATGTATTCATTTTCGTCAGTTTTAAGGTTTATGTTTCCTGCATCATCTTTTTTTACAACGATGTTATCATCAGGTCCCATTAATTCGAAAACGCGAAGAACTTCGTCGTCATCTTCGTCAGAAAGGTCAATTACGTCATCATCAGAGGACATATCCATATCCATGTTATCAATATCCATATCCATACCACCCATTTCAGATTCTTCTTCTGAATCTTCTTCAGATTCATCTTCAGAGTCTTCTTCTGAGCCCATAGACATTTTAACATCTGTTTCAATCTCGTCTTCTTCTTGTTCAGAAAGAGATTCTTTTACTAGTTCGCTGATTTCTTCCTTCATTGTTGAAGCAAGTATTCCTTTTGCGTTTTCTGCAACCGTTTCTTCCAGAATTTTCATCTGAATGATTGCTTCTTCTACTAAAGATTTGTTTTTTGCCATTTTTTTTGTTTGGTTTTATCTAATAAATATATCCAAGCTTTAAAAAATCTTAATTTTCAAGTGTTTGGGAAATTATTTTTTTATTTTTCGGAGTTATTTGTCTTAGTTTGTTTTAATTTTTGAAGTTCGTCGTCAATTAATTTTTCAATTTGTTTTCTTCTAAATTCTAAATTTTGAAGTCTTCTTTCTCCAACTTTGAAAATGTCATCTTCTACTTTACTTACTTTTTTGGAACTTGGTTTGTACAATTTTGATTGTTCAAATGAAATGTTAGTTAATTCCCAAGGTTCATAAAATCTTACAAGTCCTGCGTATTGTGTATAAATTTTATTTGGTTTATTTCTAAACCCTATATATTCTCCATTTTCATTATTAACAAAAAAGAATAAATCAACGTTTTGAGGTTTATATCTTTTATTATCAAAACTTGGACTTGATACAACAAAGAAGGTATCACCATCGGAGTCATATTTACTTTCAACTTTTTTAAGAGGTTTAACTTGTACAAAAAATTCTTCTTTATCACCAATCTTTACGGCCAAATCTTGACCCATTCTAGTGTCTTGTACGCTACCTGAACAAAATCTTCTAATTTGAACATTTGAACCTAATTTTTCTTTTAGGATATCCATCGCTTGAGTTTCATTCTTTATCCCCCTGTCGATAGTGTCTTTATTTAAATCAACTAATTTTTCAGTCCACTCACCATTGAATAACTTTATTTTGTTTTTAGTTATCCACGACTTTAGTTCATCATCAGATGGGTTATTATTTTTAGTTTCGTCTTTATACCATTCTTCGATTTGTTTTTTAACTCTACTGTTGGTATCAAACCAATTCAAACCAGACCATTCATCATCGACAAGTCCTGAAACATATTTGGATACAGGATAAACGTTAATCACACCTTCGTTAGTTTGACAATTTTTATCAGGGTCTTGTATTGAACCGTAGTTTCCAAGTGGTTCATAAAC